TTTTATACGTGTATCCCTTTCTTTTCATATCTTCATCAAATGTAATTTCACCCACCTTACACCCCGCCCATTCGTTTAATATCAGCCAATAGTCCTACCTGCCCACCCTCTTTCTTCTCTACTTCTTTTATTTCGACAACGGGAGAATTTTCTACACCCGCTAGTTTAGCCATCACTTTAAGCACTTCCTCGGCGTTCGACGGTAGGATATTGGCATTGCAGTTCTTTCTCTTGTTATAGGCTAGCTTGATGTCCCCTTTTTTATTCTCCCATACATCAAATATGACTACCTTCCCGCTCGGCGGGTAGTAGAAGATGAAATTCCCCTGCTTCTTGTCCCTATCCATGACGAGATACCCGTCGTTTTTTGCATAAAAGATTTTTTCTACACTCATCTATCACCGCCTAGCAGTCGTCACAAATTTTCTCACCACAATCAACACAGTATACCCCCGCATTTCCTTCCTCGTTGATACATACCGTATGAGTGTGGGTACACTCGGCATGTGTGACTTTATCCCAATACTCATAGTGTGAGTTGAAATCACGCTTGTCTGCTTTATTCATTTTATTCATCTACTCCTCCTCTATTTTTTTAGTACCTAATTCAGTACCCAATTTGCTCATTTTTTCCCTAAACTTCTCATTATCAGGGTCAAAGTTTTTACAAAACTTATTCTCAGGATATTCATTTTTGTCATTTCCAATAAGCCCTCCCCATTTGCAACTCTCTACCCAATAACATCTCTTGCATACTTCCATTAACAACTCCTTTTTGGAGCTTACTTAGGGCTAATCCCAAAATCTTTTAAAATCTCAATTATTTTGTCTGCTTTATCCATCTATTTCCTCCTTTGTGGATTGCCTTTCTAATAGCCTTATTTCTGCCCACGATTTTTTCTTTATGGGAGTACAGACGGCCCAACATCCAGAGCAAATTGGAGTAAAATCTTTTGCTTGCATGTCATCTGGGTATTCATAAAGCGGTTCCCAATATATCCTTTTTCCATGACAAGCGGATACGAGCTTCTTATTTTTACTCATTATTTTCCGTTCCTCCATTTCTTCAGTACCTAATTCAATGCCTAATTCAGTACCTAATTTACTACCTAATTCACTCATTTATTCCTCCTCTATAAATTGTTCCCTGATTGTCTCGTCATTGAATGTGAGAAATTTCAGTATCAGTTTAAACACCTCTACCCACTCGTCCGCACCCACATCAATGTGGTCGAACTGGACAGCTAGGCTTGTCCCTCTAGTGTCCCTAACCTGAATCCGCAGTTTTTCATTTTGCATTTATTTCCTCCTGAAAAACCTAATAATCATTTTCATTCCCCAATGCCCAAAGTATGCTGCTACCCCAACAGCGGTGAGTATTATTGCAATGAAGATAATTGCTAGCCATCCAATCCAAGTCATTCTGTCACCTCTATACCTAGCTCATTGAGCACAAATCTTGCCACGTCTCCATAGGTTGAGTCGGGTGTTAATATGTCTGCACATCTCATGTGATCACATATTCTTTCAAATTTCCTCCTTGTCACAGAGGATTTTTGCTGTGTATCTATCTTACCTTTTTCATAATCAGATAGCTTCATATCATTCAATCTAAAATACCACTCCACGATTTCCTTGATTTGGGTGTGGGCTTTATATCGTGTAAGGTCTCCTATGCGATGATGCTGAAAAGCAAATTGCTTTTTTAAAATTTCCAACAATGTCTCTTGTGTCAGTTTTTTATCACTCATTTTCCCTCCTCTGCCTTCTCTTCTTCTCGTCTCGCCTGCTCACACATCATCCGTTCATAATATTCTTCTTCCTCTTGACGTTGCCTTCGACGTTCTTCTATCCTTCTTTGATGTATTCGTTCCTCTTCTTCCTGCCTCTGCTTTTCTCTCTGTCTTTCATTTTCTCTTCGTTGCTCTTCTCGTCCTTCGTAATATGCCCTGTCTTCTTCTTTGTGGCCATATTGATTATACCTGTAATTATCTTCCCTTCCCATTTGTTCATCTCTTTTCCCTTCTTCGTTAGCTTTCCGAGCCTCATGAGACCAATAAAATCCACTCATCTCATCACCTACCCTTCCTTGCTTCTTTTCAATCTTCTTTGGAGCCGTTCCAATTTATTCTCAACGGCTAACCCAATTCTTTCATGTCCACAAATTTCCTCCATCTGTCTAAGCATGATTGTAAGGTCTGCAAGCTCTTCAATTAATTGTTCCATATCTCCACCACGTTTTAAGTGTGTTATTGCCTGAATCACTTCTGCACATTCTTCAATCATCATATCAAGCTGAAGCTCAATACCCCATTTTTCCAAAGCATCTTTATAGATGTTGTGTTTGCTCATCCTATCACCCCCTCAAAATAGTCCAAGCAGTATTGAAACCAATTCCATGCTCATCAATCACTTCACAAAACTGTTTTTCTGTATATGCCATTGATTCTCCAAGGGCTTCTCGCTGTTTATTTTCAGCTTGCATCCCCATAGCTGTAATCATGGCAGCCACAGATTGTGAAATTAAAAATGCTTGTTGGTCACTCATTCCATCACCTCCCTTTTCTCTACCCCCGAATTTTCCTCTTTGAATGGACACCATCCTGGTGGTACATCGGACGGGAAAGTAATATCCTTTAGCATTTCTAAACAAACCCATTTAAAGCTCGGGCCTCGCCCAATTTGATACGATAATAAAGAGGAGCACTCATAACAATGTTGAATATCTTGCCGTAATAATACCTTCATCCCATCACCTCCCAGTATTCTCGTTGCATTTCTTTGGCACATGCCCATACACGCTTCATCTCACTCACTCGATAGTCAGGGAAGAACACTCCATCCTTAAATTTTAGTGCCTCATGGGGGAAGCTACAGAAGATTGCTTTTCTACCCGTTGCCTTGTAGAATTGCGCCAGGTTCCTCATCATATACCCCTGCTGTCCTGGTGTGCCCAAGTTGATACCATTCGGTAGGGTTATTCCGCCACCTTTAGTCATACTACCCCCGTCCTCGGTGAATCTTCTGGTTTTATTGACAAGGAAAAGCCGAGGCAGGTCAGGGAAGTCCTCCCATACAGAGCGTTCGTGTTTCTCTCCTACCGCCAGCCTGTTGCATCCTTTCTTCCCATGCCTACCCCCACGGTCACAATCACTCGGTTTCGGGCAATCGTGTGGCTCTCTCAGCTCACCTATCGTACCCTCACAGCCTGTCAGGTCACAGATTATGTGGTCAAGTGTCGTGTAGGCTTGTAAAACATTCTCCCAAATATCCTCACAGAAATACATGATACGGTGGAATTTCTTCCCACTCCCTACATGGGCAACCTCGTTTGGAGATACTTTTACCCATGGCTTATAGTCTGTACCATATACCTTGCGATATGTTCCCATGACCTTTCTGACATACTTGCGGTGTACTGGCATGGCTTGTGCATCCCAAAAACCTCTGATTCCATCGACATTATTCCCATATGGGGCATTGATATAGTCCTCCCTCATCCAGAGCTGACTGCAAAAATCTAGTCCTACCTCTTTGTGTATCTCCAGGTATGTTTCAAAATCATCCCAGAACTCTTGGTTCCATTCGGTGAGGTGGAATTTCCCATCGTATACCCACGGGGTTTTGAGTTTCAGGTTGGCGTGTTCTGCTTTGTTGTCTGATAGGAACATAAAAGCATCGTTCAAGTAGTACCCGTGCATCCGTATTTCCTTGATGAGCTTCAGGGTTTCTTCCTGGTTTTTAGTTATCTTGAAGTAGTTGAATCCACCTGCCCCCTGGAATCCCATGATTGGGATAGGGTCTGGATAGACTATTGGTGGCGAAGGTGGTGGAATCGGCTCAGGTGGCTCAGGTTCCTTATGGGTATAGCAGACCTCTGTGGGTTCCGACCCGACCCGATATTCCCTGAGTTCTGATGTACCGGCATAGATACACCATTGATTAGCTACAAGCCTTGTTTCTTTGCAAATCAATACGGATACTGTAGGTGTGTGGCAGCCGACAATATGCCAGATGATATTCCAGAACCAGTTACTTTTACGCTTCCAAAGCCAATCACAGATATTTCTCATTTTATTTCTCTCGCTTGTCAGAATTGAGACGCCTCACTTCTGACTATCCTTGACCTCTCCCTCGATTTCGAATCTTCTTAATCTACTGGTGAGATTAGCGTCTAGTACCCATGCAGTGAACCGTACATCAGCATAGGCAGGGTCGTAACCATAATCAGTAATATTCTCCTCAAAGGCTTTGTGTGCTTTCAGTAGTGACTCCAGCACTACCTCGTCGAAATCCGGCTCGTCCATTCCATCGTTTCTTTTGTTGTTTCTTTCATCGGTCATAATGTATCCTCCCATTTTATTGGATTTTTCTTTCTATCCCATCTACCCAATGGATTCCATTTGCCTACCCCCGAATTTTTCAATTTTAATTCATTTGTTTTCTGTGATTTAAAGTTCGCTAATTTCGTTCTAGGTCTTTTGCTATGGGTTAAAAATTTCTTGTTTTTTGAAATAAGCTCTAACACACTGTTACTTAATGGTTTACGTCCCTTTTCCATCTCACAAATGTACGCTTTTGATAACCCCACTTTTGAAGCTAGATTAAATTGCGTTAAACCCATTCCTTTCCGTACTGCAATTAAGTCTTTAGCACCATATTTGGATTCCTTCAATTTAATTGCTCGCTCAGCAGCGAGTATGTCTGCTGTTGCTTTTATATCTACCCCGCTTTCTTGCTCTAATTTCTCAATAGCCATAACTTTTTGTTGCACATACACCCCCCACTCTATCTCACGAGAATAGTCAAGGTTCCATTTTTTCTCGTTCATTTCTCCCCTCCTCCCTTTCCCTCTCCCCTTGGAGTCCATCCACTACCACGGAAAATAACGGTGGGTGAGGGTTTTCTTGAGTCCAGATGTGCGGCGAGTAGGTCAGACGTTTTAACTACCCCACCGCAATTCCCACATACAATAATACACGTCCTCTCGGTGATACCCGATAGATACCTACCACAATCAGGGCATACGTAGTCTCTCATTTTTCTTTCCTTGTTCCACTCTCTCTCCTACCCCGCCGTTTCAACTCAGCTTGCAGGGTCTTGATAATCCATTTAATATCATCTGTAGGCATAACCCGTCTAACCTCACCCGTATGATGGTCATCTCTATATATTGACCTCAAAATTCTACCTTTTTTATCAACATCGTATATAATACGATGAGAAAGCCCACAATCACAGCAATTCTCCCGATGGACAGTCATGGGTGCAACAATATATGGATGCATACCCGCCTCTACACTCTCTTTGTATTCTTTTTTAGTCATTTCTTATCCCCTTTCTACCCCCAAGATATTTCTTTGCCAGCTCACAGGCTTTCTCATGGAACATGGCACTACCCCCATCTTTCCCGTACTTTTTTATGAACGGGTGATTATATATCTGTCGTGTCCCATGCCACCACCAGTGGCAAGAGTAGCACAGGTAGCACAGAATCTCAGGCTCATAGCTCATGTGATGCTCGACTAGGTTTACCTTCCCAAGCCCCTTCCCGTATTCTCGGTCGCATATTTCACATTTTTTACCGTAGAAAGTCGTGCTTTTTTTGCTCATTTTATGTTCTTTATATTCTCCATGTAGTATGTGTAGAGTAGTGTCATATAATTCTCAAGGTCTACCACCGAATCTTTAACAGGCTCATTAGATGGCTCATCTGCACTATTGATGAGCTTGAAAATGCGGTGTATTTTATGTAGTACATGATACTCTATTATACCCTCTGGGCGGGTAATGTCAACCCCGAAATCAGCACATATCTTTGCCATCTCCTTGAAATTGCTATGCACATCGTCATCGTGGGAGTAATCCTGGTTCTTTTTATCTAACAGGGAACGAGCAAGTAGGTTATTAGTAGAAGAGTGTGTTAAAAGTTGATTAAGTTTCATTCATCTCCTCCTGTTATCATGATATTTGGCGGCGAGTAGGGAAGTAGTCACCAAAAATACTGCAACCACCATAAAAACAAACCAATCAGGTGTCATTTCGGAGATCACTAATCTACCTCCAATTTTTCAAGTACGTTTTTCCAGCTAGTAAACTCCATAGCCCTATCGTCTATATATACATCAGCAACGGGTTTACCCTCGCCTGACCATATCTGGTCATAGGGAATCTCATGCTCATCTAGCACATTCCGTACTCTCTCTACTAGCCCCTCAATAGAGAATCGTGGGTTGATACTCTTGTTAATACGGCAGGTATGTATGACAATGATATGCCCATCGCCCTGTAGTAACTCAAGGGTTTTCTTTGCACCCTTCTTTGGTCTACCGAAATATTTCATGCCATCTCTGATCCAATCACTCCAATTAAACGTGAGTATCGTCCCGTCTAAATCCACTGCTAGTCTCATTTTCCACCTCCTTTCTTTCCCCCGGGTGTTATCACCTCATAAATCTGTTTCCTGTTATCTGAACGACCGCTTGTGGCACCGACAAATGTAACCTTAATGAACTCGGTAACAGCAGGTGGTTTACACTTCTCTTCTGCATACGAATTGTCCCACTCAAGGGCAGAGCCGGTAATATAATCATATCCCACATGTTTTATGACCTGAGTATATCCTGGCGCATACCACGTGACGGGCATCCTCGATGTAATATGGAAATGCCCACTGAAAGTAGCGTCTACTGTTGGGCATATTTTCCTCGGCTGCTGTGCCCTGTTGACTTTACCACCTGGAGTGTACCCCCCGCCATAGTTATGATGAAAAAACGCACTGAAACCCTGTGGGTTCTTTGCTTTTGTAAGATTGAACACAGCCAAACACGAAAACCCCTTGTATGGTAGCCCAAGCTGTAGGGCTATGAACTGCTCAGGTATCAGCCCTACCATCCGCATAGTCCTCTGCTCATGGTTCCCAGCAATAAGAAATAACCCCTTATCTTTAATCGGCGTGAGTATATCAACGATATGCTCCATCTGTTCTTTCGGCGGTAGTGTCTGGGTATACACGTCAGATTTACTGCCAATGACAGCGTTTTCCATCATGTCCCCTACACCTACCCACCGAGCCTCAGGGTTGTCTTTAATTTCGGCGACGGTAGCCCTAATGAAATCCTCATTACACTGGGCAGACCCCAGATGGAAGTCCCCTAGGGGATAGAGGGTGAACCTCTTGGCATTTATTTTCTCACAGTGAAATTCCATTCTATTTTCCTCCAATTCTAGTGGTGCAGAATGACTCTTTTCTATCCTCTCTTTTGATGAATCCTGGGTCTTCAAACCTACACCACACCCTAAATAAGCCTTCGTGCTCAACATCCTCCACAGCTTCCTCATGGGATTTGTAGAATTTATCAGAGAGGAGATATTTGTTAATACACGTTTCTTGCATGTTTTTCATAACATACTGATGTCTTTCTCCATCACAAATATCTTCCCATTTAGCATTTAACATTCTAATCCTCCTCTGTGTCCTCTAGCATTCTCATTGTCTCTGCCCGCCGCCTCTCAGCCTCTCTCTCCCCATCAGAATCGGCGAGTAGAGCCTCGGCGTCTTTAACCGCCTTCTCTACATCATCAATATAGCCCTGCATACCTTTTAACACCTTCTCTACCATTGGCTTATACTGCTCATCTTTAATCCCCAGCTCTTTCAGCATCTTATAGGACTGAGACAATGAGTAAAGTATCGTCGAATAAATCATGCGTACCTCCTATGGTTTGTCCCTCAATATCATTATTTACCCCGAGCTTTTTCAAGCTCTTTATCATATGGATCATCTCCAGCATAATACCAAATTCCCTCTGGTTTAAATTTCCACCCTTTTATTAGCTTGAATTTAAGCGATTTGCCCGTCAAGGATTCTTCTGTTTTTCTATTTTTACACTTCAATATCTTCGCCATTCCATATAGACCGTCCTTATCTCGCTTAGTATCGAAAATCATATATAAGCGGGGGTAGTGCATTGAATACTCTTTCCCATATCCCAAATCTCTATCAAATGGCTTTTGTAGGGCAGCTATACAAATACCGGTCTTTAATTTTTGGTGAATCCGCTTGAATGTTTGTCCAACCTTAAATGGTTCATCCTCTTGAATAAAGTCTATAATCGTTACCCCGTCTGATAAAACCACATCCTCAAAATTACTGTCTCGTTCATAAACTTCATCTAAATCCCAATCATCTTCTTTCATATCCTCATGTAGGGATACTCGCTTCCTAAACTCTTGTTCACCCATATCATTAACAAGATACAATGCTTGTCTTCCATAAACCCTTTGTATTTTCTTTTGATTTGCAGCCAACCATCGTAATAGATACGCTGTTTTCCCACCATCTGGATGAGAACAAATCACAATAAGATTTTTCTGGTAGCAACAAAAAAACTCATCAAGGTTTAACCCAAATGTAAATGGCAATGGCTCGGTTGGTGCATTTCGCCACTCTAACTTAGTTAACTCTCGCTCAACCCTCCTAAATTTTCCCTGTTCTTTTGGATGTCGCTCAATAACTTCCTTCTCTAATTCCCTTAAAATAGCCTGATATGCCCCCTTTTTTTCCCCTTTTGTAGTTAAGTGTAGTTCATTGTAAATTCTTGTAGTTGTCCACCAACCACTTGTAGTCCTAATCCAGTCTTGTACCATTTTGGTCATTCCGGTTTTTTCTTGTTTTTTTTCTCTATCCGCTACTTTTCCGATTTCTTCCATATAGTTTTTGACAGCGTAGACATCATTGGTTTCAAAGAGTGTTCCCCAATATTCCCACATCTTTTTATATATATCCCACTGTTCCAGGTCTTTCTTCCATTGTTTAAAATCTTCTTCTTTAATCTTGTTTAAATCTATATCATCTCCTTTGAAGTGTTTTTGTAATAACTCTATTTCTTGGGGGGAGAGATTCATGTAGTTCTCCGTAGCTATTTGTAGTTCACTTGTAGTTTTCTTGCCATTTTTTGTAGTTGTCATGTAGTTATTTCCCCACGCGCGCGCGCGAAAAGAATAAGAATATAAGAATAAGAAAAGAGATAAGAAAGAATACAAGAAAGAAAGAGTACTCGGTTTTCCCTTAGTGAGGGAAACCTCGTACTCAACATCACTGCCCTGCGCCTGCCTGCCACAGCTCCGCTCATTTCTTCCCCCCTTTCTTTTCCCCTAGCTGTTTGGCCAACCACTCCCCTATTTTCCGCTTGTAGTGGTCATAGAAGGTGGTGTCCCCATGTTGGTGATACTCGTTGTGACACTCCCTGCACAGTGGGATGGTGAACGCACCGCCCATTTTCTTGGTGATCGGCCAGTGGGCATCCTCGACTGGGGTAGCACCACAGATACAACAGGAGGGGCTAGGGTCAAGGAGGTTATCTTTTGCCTGGAACGGCATCGGTGGTTTTCCCCTAGCCCTCCTTATTTTGTTCAGCAAATCTTTCCATGACAGCTCTCTACATGCCTCAAGCCACTCGTCTATCTCAGCCGTGGGTAGGTCTGGCAGTTTCTCCATTACTTCTTTTAGTCTGTCGTGGTGTATATCATGTATATCGCTTACCTCAAGGCCGTGGTGTAGGATATAGTATTCCACCAGAGCCATACACAGCTTAGCATCTTTTCGCACATCATTCTGTGACAAATACTCTGCAAACGTGTCTGCCTGGCCGCGGTAGTCCTTGCTTTCCCTGATCTGTATGAGGTCTGCCCCACGTTTCAGCATGGTATGGGTTATTACACCTATCCATTTGGGTTGTTGTGAGAGTAGAATGTCATTAATCATTTTTCATTGTTTTCCTTTATTGTTGTTTCCCTTAGTACTTCCAGGAGCACAGAGAGTAGTGTTTCGTGGAGTTCTTTGGTTGTAATAACTGCTGATGACCAATCTTTGAATCTTTTTTCTAGAGTAATAAACGTACCAAATGGACATGAACTGTTATATATTTTTTCTAAACAATCATAAATTGAGAGGATTGGGAACCCAGATTTTGTTTTGAATTGGGGGTTACCCAAAGTATAGCTCTCATTAGTGAAGAAATACTCACCAATAATAGAGATGACAAGCCTAGTTTTATTAGCTACCCGTATCCAACACCCCTCATAGAGCTCCATCCTCCAATACTTGGCAATTTCTCTACACTTATCAATAATTGGTTGCATTATGTCTGATTCTTTCACTTACTTCTCCTCGTCTATTTCCCACAGTCCAAGTGTTTGTTCCCTGACCTTTTCATGGTGGAGTAGTTCCTGCTTGATTTTCCACTGTTCTACTTTCGCCTTCTTGCACTCATCAGAGCAAAATGCTTTTCCGGTAGTGACTAGAGTACCGCATACCGGACAATCATGGGCTATCCCCCATGCTCCACTTGCTTCCTGGTAGTCAGTATCTCTCTCAATATCCTCAGCCCATTGCATACTATGGGGGAAAAGATCATCGAATAGCCGGAAGCTGTGATTTGTTTCCCCCAATTCTTTTAAAGCTCGTTCCATACTTTCTTTCATGGTTAACCTCCTATGATTTTATCGCAATAGTCTTTGTATTGCCAACAATGTTTTTTACCGCCGCAATAGTCCTCACACCTAAATGCCTTGCCATTTCTTATCCACATTTCTTTTTCTGTACATGGTGGAGGGTTGCCCGTTGCCTGATCTTCCAGGCTTTCTTCCAAGCGGCGGGCAACAAAATCTCTCACCTCTTTTTCATCCATAATGGGAACACTTACTGTAACAGATGGTGAGGGACAATCTTTTTTGAGTCTGTAGTTGTGATCCCGTATTAACATTTTTAGTTTAAGATGTTCAGCTTCGGGAAAAAAGAATGTGCGATAGATATTCAACTGTTCTCGGTATGTAGATTCTTCCCACTTGTGTTCAAGTAGGTATTTTCCGGTGTAGTAATATTTAACAGTTTTCCAATCCCATAATGTTTTTGTTCGTGTGTCATAGAGGTCAGGAGTACCACGAAGGGTAGCACCGTTGATTTTTACGTTAAATCGCTTCTCGTAAATATACCTATTCTCGAACAAATCATCATTGTTTTTATCGAGTCCAGTCTCAATTACTTTATGCAAGGCAGTACCATAAACGCTCCAGAGCATAGATTCCGGCGAGATGTAATAGGGGTAGTTGCGTTCCAAGTAGAGACACTGGCGAGGCTTAACAAGCTCAGTGGCACTGTAAACGCCCTCTACAACGTCTCTCACGCCCTCCATCATGGCGGCGAGTAGTGGAAGGGGCTCACATTCCACCTGACAACATTGACACTCATTCTCAAATTTTACATTCCCCTGGTCAAGGGGACAAATAAATCCTACTAATGCCATAATAGCCTCCTTACAATTTAATTTCCCCAACCCTTTTTATTGCTTTTTCCCATTGCCCAACTTTTTCATTTGTTTCTTTAATATCCTTGCGATAATTTTCTACTAATTTTTTATCAGAATTTTTGTTCATTAAATTTAGAAGATAAAAATACCTTTTCTTCCAATCTTTCAGGCCAGATTCAACTTTCATAGATTTTAGTTGGATGTTAGTAAAAATTGGGCTATATATTTTTTGAAAGTTTTTGTAATAAAAGTTGTATTTTCCTTCCCAAAAAAAATGGATTGTGACAAAACTGGAATTCCAAGTCCGACTAGAAGTGCTGATTATCTTTGGTCTACTAAAATCAAAAAGTTCCTCTGCATTTATGTAATACCGATGGGCAATTGGGGCAAAATCTTCTGGTTTGGTATAAACTCCAAAGTTTGTATAACATCGCCCATTGAAAGAATTGCAACTTAATTCATAGGTAGCATTAGGAAATAATGAAAACATTTTTTCCAATGCTTTCTGATGCTCCCTGAATGATTTTTTTACTTGTTTAATTGTTATGATACTCATTCACCCCTCCTTTTTAGATTCTCAAATTTTAAAATCTCAGAACACCCACAGTCCAACAATAAAGAGAACAATAGCGACGTGTAGTCCAAAGACTACCCACGCCAGGGGGTCTTTTACTATTTGTTTCCAGAGTAGTTTGTCTTGATCAGTCATTTGCCCATACTTTTGAAGAACTCATACCAGCTAAGAGCGACAGATTTCTTGTACTCATGTTGCTGTTTATTGTCCATACCATCCAGGTTGTGAGTCTTTGTGTCCTCGGCGGCCACTTTAGCAGCAGTCTGGAGCATGATGACATCTTCCCTGTCTTGACCTTTTTTCGGCGGGGTAGCACTAATGTCCTCATTAACATCTATTTCAGGAATACCCACGTTGGCAAGGTTGAAAAATGTTATAGTTTTCCCATTGTATTCCTTGATTTTCCGCTCAATGGTGAATTTTGCCACTTCCCCAACTTTGAGATTATCTAGGAACTCTTGTTGTGCTGGATTCAATACGTTGAACCATGCTCTTACTTTGTAACTCTTGTCTGTCTTTTCATTATGTAGTACCAGGTCTCGAAATGCCCCCTGTTCATCAGGGAAATTACTGCTTACCCTAGCTATTGCTATAAATTGATTGTCCATTTTACCTCCTTTATCTTGTTTATCTCTTTTATCTCTTTTTTGCCTATCCTCGACGGGGTAGGCATTGAATACTTTAATAAACCTTGATATTTTTTCATCTATTGTTGTCACGATCCTCCTGCTTAATTTTGCGCCGTGTAGTAAAAAAAAACAGTATATCACACAAAAAACATCGCTGTCAAGGGATGATATAGATTTCTTTTGCCACAACAATATTATGTTTATGTCGGTTAATTCCTTGAGTGTGAGCCTTGCGGTATTTGATTTTCCGGATACAACTTGGACTAATTTTTCCACTCATCCAAGCTTCAGCGGATTTTCTTGTTTTGAAAACATGCCATCCCAAAGGGTATTTTCCTTCAATCGGTGCAAGAAATGCTCTCTCATCCGGTGTTGGGGTATAATTTTCTGATTTTAGCCATACTCCAACCGGTCTTGACTTACATTGGGCTGTATAGTCCCCGACTAGCATCCCATTTCTTACCTCGAAAACCTTATAACCGTATCCCTTTGGCTTTGGTTTCTCTTTTGATACTATTTTCAAACACATTTCTTAAACCTCCTTTATTAAAATACTCCAAAAAAATATTACTGTCAAGTATTAAAGTATTTCTTTTGTAGTTTATCTCCAATCATCAAAATTTGTTCCATATCTATTACACTCCCTCTGGATTTGTTCATAGTAACGTCTGACAAGATTATTTTTAGCTTCTACAGCCTCACGATTCCTGACGGGGTGTGGGCCGGTAGAGATAAGACCTGGAGAAACAGGTGGTATCCAATCATTGTTTCCCTCGGTTGTTGCATTCACTCTGTGAGAGTATGGGTCGGCACTTTTGTAATGCTTCTCATTGTATGTTTTTCCATTCCTTTTGTCGCGGCAGGTAGGACAAAGGCCTTTACTCCATTTAGCCCAATAGTCACTATTACATTCCGTACATTTGTATTTCTTTTTTACCTGATTTTTCATCTGTTTTTCTTGCTTCATATCTCAATATTTCTGTCTGAGAGTATTTCTCTAGCTGTTTCCTCAGCCATGAACGATACTAATTGATGGGCAAATTGAGAATAATCCCAAGGTGTGTAATCTTGATTGAATGTGGCGAGTAATTCATATATGTTTTTATACCCCATGTCTTCTGTTGTGTCAGCCAGCCGATCAAATATTTCATATTTGTGTTTTTCAAAGAGCGCTGTTGTGTCATTGTAATAGATTAACCCATCAAAGCCCCCATCAACACCATGAGTAACCATGTCTTTTAAGTTCTCCTCCTCAAATTCTTCAATCATCCATTCTTTAAATGTCATTTTAAGCCTCCTTTTTAATTAAGTCATCTCGTAAACTGATTTCCCTTGTTTGTTAGACGTTGTAAACACGATAGACGGCTTCCTTAACGTCGCTTAACCCCATTGATTCAATGTCCGAGAACAGACACAACAGGTCTTTCTTATTTAATCGCTTGACCTGTTCCCTAAAATCTGTCAAATTACCATTGATTTTGTTGTCAATGATTTCCCTCGATTTGTCTTTTTTCATAGTAACCTCCTATTTTATATTGTTTACCCGCCGATTTTCAGACAAATATAAAATTGCCGAATCGGTCATAAATGTTGCGATTCAATTGTCGCTTTATTACCACAGCCTATGTCCTGCCCATTGATTACAATTTAGGCATCGCTTGATTTTGAATGTATTTTGTGGTTTATTTTTAATAATATGAACATCAGCAGAAATAACCTTCATTACCTCAAAGCTTCCAACTTTTTCCGAAGAGTAAACCTGACATTCTCCAAGCCTAGGGTGTCTTATAATTTGCCCTATATTCATTTCAAAACCTCCTATAATTACCATTCCATAAGATCGGTATCTCTCAGACAATCCTCATCAAAACATTCTGTAATTTCAAAGTAATTGTTCGGATATTGTCTGTTGATGCTTTTTAATTCCTCAAAGTATCCATCTTTTAGATTGCCGGTATATTTATAACCAGCATCTCTACCATTGCAAATCCAAAATTTCAACCCTTCCCTGGCATCCTTTTTTGTATGATAGATGTCATTGACATCTGGCATACATCCGTGAATGCCTCCCAATACATGATAATGTTTTTTCATAGCAACCTCCTTACAGCCTACCTTGCAGCGGGTAGACCGTTTCAGCCTTACAGCCTCATCAGAGGAGGACAGGTAGACTATACTTTTTTCCACACCCTTAGAAAGCTTACTCCCCTGTATTCATAGACACACTCCCCGCCCAAGGTTTGATACTCTACCTCTTCCGGTAGTGATACTGAGTCTATATATCTATATTTTACTCCGTCAACGATACTCTCATCCCCGATCTCAAGATTTTCGTGATATCCTGGGATATACTCTACCATACAATCATCATCCTCACAATATAGATGCAGCCAATATGGGACAGGATGTAGGGCAAAATGATCATTGCAATCATCACAATCCAAGTATAGATAATGGAACTGATTATCCCTGTATTTTTCAGACTCCTCAGACTCCAGGAACTCCTCAAGGTTTGCCTTTGTTTTGAATACATCTTTTATCATTTTTAACCTCCTATAATTAAATATACACTCACAAGCACGATTTGTCAAGGAATTTCTGGGAATTTCTGGAAAAACTTTAAAAAAAACCAGGAAAAGCCCGGGGATCAAGGGAGAACCCCGGGGAATCGCCTATGCCCCGGGAGCTGCCGGCGGGGTAGTACACGAATCCCCCATACAAAGATATAATACCACCCCATCATATACCACAATCGTAGTAATATCTACCACAATCCCTTGCCGGTACCATACTATCTTTATTAATATGTATCTCCAGAGAGGATACCTCCCCATTCCTCCTCTCCCCTCCCCTGTAGAGACCCATATAGGAGACCCATTACCCCCATCGGGGGGACGAGGGGGCAGTATCCTTCTCTTTGGTATGGGTTATATTTTTGTAGCATATGGGGCTTTTTTCAGTGAGGGGCTTTTTTCAGTGATGGTCTTCTTTCAGCGAGTGCTGAAAGCAGGGATTTACTGAAATAGTGAAAAAGAGCACCTGGTGGTGAAAAAAGCACTTGACAATGGTGTAGTATTGGGGTATATTGGGGGTATGGACTACACGCTGATTTTTATGGAGGAGACATGATTATTTTAGTGGTTATTTTGTGGGTTATTTGTGGTGTACTTGCGGCTGGTGGGTTATATTCTTATGCTCAGTGGGACATTCCTTTCACTCCGATGTTATTTTCTCCTAGAGAGCGGCGGGCAAATAGGAGGGGTGATATGGCAATGGCGTGTTTGTTTGGGTTGTCTGGGCCACTGGCTTTGATTATGGCTGCATTTGCTACTGGTTTTTTTGTTCATGGTTTTTTCAGGAGTTATCGGCATAGAGGTGAGCTGTAGACTACCCGCCGGTTTTTTCAGCACTTGACATGGTTTATATTTTATGCTAGGATATAGTTATGAATGACATAAGGGTTGCTGGAAAGAGAGACATTATTCCTAGTGGGTTTTTAGTTATTGATGTTACATCTACCTCGCCGTTTTTGGGTCGGGAGTTGAGTCCGTTTCTTTTAGGGCCGGTTCCTTTGTATTGGGGGATGGTATCTAAGAATGTTGAAAATGCATGGCAGTATGCGAAGGTATATCAGCAGTTTGTGAATAGGTATGGGAATCCTTCTCGTGGGTATTGGGAGTGGGCTAGGGATGGATGGAAATCCAAGTGGGCAACGAGGTATCCGATGGGGAAGGGTACTGTTCCGTTGTATAGTTTTTGGGCTGGAGAGAAGTTGGGTTACATTGAGGCGAGGCGTAGGATATATATTCAGTTATATTGGTATCAGGCACTTGGGACTGATGCTTTTTGGTGGTTGGTGGATTCGGCCATTGATAATAATATATGTTTAGTTGATTTTGATGGTTATGATCATGTTGAGTTGGGCATGTCACTTGAGGATGTGATAGAGTGTGAGAGTCGCAAAATGGGACATGCTTTTGTTTTAGCGATGATGCTGACCGAATACCTTGGAGGAAGAAATGGAGGAAAAAATGAATATGCCGGATAGGGAGAAATGGTGGTCTGAGATTGATTTAGAGGAGAAGACTGCCAGGTTGAGGCGTCGGGTTAAACAGATTGAGGAGGATTTGAGGGGTTTAAGGGATAACATGTGGCGGTTGGGAGAGCATACACATGGAAATGGTGGGGTACTCGTTCCGATGGATACTTATTCAACATCCATGGGGCTTATTGATGAGGGTGAGATTGATGATGATGTGTATTTTTGACATGTGCTACCCCCCGATTTTTTAGGGGAATATGATTTAGGAGGACATGATTGGAGTTAGGTATGAATGGAGCAAGGAATGAATGGTGAGGCATTTGAGCTAGAGTTCAATCATACGGTTGATACTGTTGGTTCGAAGGCTAAGGGATGGCTTGTGAACTACCTCAGCAATACTCAGGATGCTGAGGATGTGTATAGTGAGGCTGTTAAAGATTTGTGGAAGTGGGGTAAGGATTTTGATGGTGACTCCTCTCTTGCAACGCCTTTTTTCAGGATAGTGAGGAGGCGGGCTGCTGATTTCATGAGGTGGAAATATCGGTGGGGGCAGATGAGGTGTGATGAGTTTGTTATTCCGTATTTTATGGCACAGAGGTCGTTCAGGATTAATATGCTTCTACACCCGCTGTGGAGGCATCAGTTGGATGGCGATCAGGTTAGTTTACTTGAGGCCATAAAAAAGACATTGAGAGAAGAAACATTAAGAGAAGAAACACTAGGAGGAGATAATGGCACAGGATTCGTGTAGTATTGCAATTACGGTATTGGCGACGGCAGGGCTTAGAATTGTACCCGCTACTGAGTCGCTTGCGATACGTGTTGGCGATACTGGGTATTTGTCTGTTGGGGTAGAGCCTGTTGGTGAGTTTGTAGGTGAGGTCACATTTGAGTTCACCTGTAGTCCACAGCTTCAGGTTAGTTTTTCTGCTCCGAATGTTGTTCATTTGGATGGGGTAGAGACTAAAGGAACCTGCCTGGACATATACGTTCCAGAGGGTGAGGAACCAGGGGAGTATGGGGTCGAGATCATCGTGTCTGGTGACCATACGGGTACGTAGGAAGACCGCTTGGTACAGGGCGTGGCAGTTTCTTCTGAGGGTTCTACTGAGGGTATTTGGTATTCTGTGGAGGTTGGTCGGGGGTAGACTAGATGAGGACAATGAAAAAGAAAAAGCCTAAGAAACCCCAAAAAAAGGGTGTAGAGTTACAGACAAGGAAGTATTTGGGTATTCTGGTAAATTCGAGGTTCTTTAATGCTTTTTGTAAAAAGGGTGTTTTCATGATTGAAAAATCTCCGATTCCAGATGATGCTAAATATATCCATTCATTTTTAGACCCATGCAGAGATGGGGTTGTTATTGTATTTGAGCATGATAGTTTCAGGGAATTAAACGAGGGGGAGTATGTTCCAATTAGTACAGATGTTCGAATAACAAGGCTTTATGAGTTAGAATACGAATTAGAAAGGGTGTGGAATAAATATGAAAAACCAGAAAGTATATTGTAATGATTGTGAGTATATGCGGACTGAATTATTGGGTTTATGTGAGGGTGCGAATTATTGGTGTGGGATATTTGATGAGAAGAAGGATAATTGGTGGGGTGTTAGCATAGTCCATAAGATTAAGTGTAAAAAGCAGAACAAGAACAATGACTGCATTTTCTTTTCACACAGATGACAGAGAACATGAAAATATTGGCAATAGTCACCAGGGTACATCCTCAGCGACCGAATATGCTCAGGCGATGTGAGGAATCCGTACGGGCACAGATCGGCAATAATTACGTGCATATTTTACTCAGGGATGATAAGACAGAACGTGGGTATGGAATACACAATGCCAATCAGTCTTTTGTGAGGCTGCGGGAAATTCCTGCACGCTACGTGATGGTGTTGGATGATGACGACATGCTGATTGATGATAGATTTGTTGAGGATTTCAGTGGGGTTTTAGGAATAAAATATCCACCGATAGTTTTTTTAAAAGGGATAGTCCACAAGCTTGGTGTACTACCACGTCAGGAATATTGGGAAAAACCGCCTGTATACGGACAGATAGCCTCGTTTTGTTTTGCTGTACGTCAAGATGTTTGGTTTCGGCATATTCAGGCTTTTGGTGATAAAAAGCAAGGTGGTGACTATTGTTTTATCAGGGCTTGTTACGATAATACAAATCCGCAGCACCATTTGTGGTGGGATCGGATTGTAGCCAGGACACAGGCGGGGCCAGGTAGGTCAAAAGGGGAAAAACAAATAAGGGAGAAATAAATGATTCGGTTCATCAATTTAGGGAACCAGATATATCCATTGTCGAAACCCAATGAAGACCACATGTTTGCATGGTGGAATACCGTTGTCGACAAGTTTGAAACATATAATCAGACACAGGCATGGGAAACATGGGAAGAATTTGTAGATGATTTCTGTCAGGATATGGGGGTCTTTTCTGAAAATATCGATATATGTAAACGATACAAGAGTTTGTTCCCAGATTATTGGCGTAAAAAAGGGAGATAGTATGTGTTGGATTAGTTTCATAGAGGAGTATTGGCCTGGGCAGAAGCCTGGTACTACCATCGGGCGTATAGAGGTCTATCGTGATGGTGAGTATGCCTCAGAGGAGATTCCGTGGGCGACGGGTAGGGTAGAGAGGTTTTCTGCTTTTAGAGATAGATGGGATTTCAGGGATATTACAGCATACCATCTGGAGTGGCTTCGGGGGTATGTAGAGAGTGAGTTTCTTGGTAGTTAATTTCTTGGGAGATAGTTTCTTGGCAGTTGAAATATTGGCAAGTAAAATTTTGGGAGGTAGGAAATGAAAGACATACGAAGAATTACAATTGAGGGTGTGGCAAATGGCATTGAGGTTAAGATTGGTTGCAAAACGTTTGTTTATGAACAAGAGAATTTATCCCGATTTATAACCGATCTGAAGTCTTATCTTAATGATCCCCAAAAGACCACAAAAGTGCTTGAGCAGAGATGGGACATAAAACTTGAGGAACCAGAAGCAGCACCTGACCCAGAAGTGGCAACTTTCGAGGGTTTATCAGAGAATCCGGTGGTAAGAAATGAGTATTAAAACACCACGCAGGATACTGTACGTGCCGGTAGAGAAAATGGCGGTAGGTGATTCGGACAATACTCTTAATTTCGGCACACTTGTATATAGAGAGGGTAGTAGACTACACCCGTGGACTATTGCATGTAAGAAGCCCATAGCGGGTTTCGCAGTAGGACGCCTTCGGGAGGAGTAGAATGGAAAGCTATGAGGATTTAAAAAACCTGCCATTAAAGGAACAGGTTGAAATAATGTTGAAATATTATAAAAATAGAATACAGCCGCGGCTTAAAAGTACGGCAAGGGGTGTAAGCCTATTAAAAAAGGAACCATCTGGAGAAGAAGAAATTAATTATTTGTATTGGATGTATCATGGTGAGCATACTATTTTAAAGCAAGAGTGGCATTTTTTTGAGATGTATCTACGGCCGTTTCTTGAGAATATTATTTCAGGGGAGTAATAATTGTTTTCCCAACATATGCATAATATACCATGATAGTGTAGATATTGCATAACACAAGTAGGACTTGACAGTGAGCAAGACTTGACAAACCAGAAACATCCTGTATACTAAAGATAGGAGAGAGTGATTTACAAGAAGTGTCCACATCAGAGGAGATTCAAGAAATATTTGAACAGGAAATAGCTAGTAAGACACGGCAGGTTTCGAGCAAATTCGGTTCTTCTCCGTTTTATGACTATTTCACTGATTTTAAAATCAAGCGTACTTTGGATGGTGTAGTATCATCTGAGGACGAGGACTTGCTGGAGCGTTTATATAATCGCATCCTTGAGGATTCTGACAAGAATGAGCGTAGGAGGGGGGAATGAACACAGCAGGGGAAAATGTCTAGACTAGACCAGTATTGGCATGAGGGCTATGATTCCACGGGTGGTTCTCGTTGGATTAAGCCATGCCTGAGGAGCTTCCCAGATTATTCAGCTTGCCCAGATTATGATTACACGGTTTCTTATTGGCCGTGTGGAGTAAGAAATAAGAAAGAAGAGGCGTTTGAGATATTAAAGGTTTTGGTTGAGGAAAAGTTGGTTAAAGAGCCGACCACGTTCAAGAAGTTTTGTGACCTTATTGAGAAGATAGCTGAGACGATTTAGACGTCAGTAAGGGGGGGGTAGTGGATTATTTAGCGATAGTATTGCAGTTTAAGTGTGATATAAAGTGGTTATTTGCGGTATTCGGTATCCTTGTTCTACTCGCCGTTTTTAGACAGATACGCAGAAGATAAGGTCTCGGTAGAGGCCATGTGTATAAATTTGGCTCCCGTGTTTCGGGGGGTGGGATGATAGACATTATAGTAATCAGGGGAAAGATGTCTAAAAGTAAAAGAAAGTCTGTTTATTGGACTGATTGGGAGCCAGGCATAAAACCAGGAGAGGGCACAAATAAAGATTTATTTAAAGTGATGTGTCCTCCACGGTGGATGGAGCAAGCCGTAGAAGGTGGTAAACACAGGCTAAAGGAATTGGGGCTTAGTAAATAATTTGCCAAAAGCACTTCATAGACAGTTAGCAAAGTCAGCACGAAAAAAAGGACTCAAGGGCAAGCGAGCTAAACGCTATATTTATGGAAGCCTCAGGAAAACTGGGTGGGAACCTAAAAAAAGGGGGAAGAAAAAATAGGGGGCTGTCATTAAAGGCAAAAAGCAAGTAACTTGGGTTTATAGCAAAAAGATTTGGTGTTACTCCCGTTATGACCGTCGTTTTATTTGGAGTAGGAAAAAGGATAACAAAGCAATAGAGATTCAGTTCCCAAGTTCCTCCTTGAAACCAAAAAAATATATGTATGAGGATATTTGTTCTGAACCTCGCAATGATTCGTTTGAATATGGTTATTGGAAACATACTATTGTAAATTTTTTGTGGTTTATGGTTACTATTTCAAAATTTCAAAAAGGTGAACGAATGTTTCATTGGCAATCACACGAGGCAAACAGAAGAAATATGAAGGGTCTTAAATTAAGTGATATTAGAAAAACACATAAACCATAGAGATATATGAGACGATAATGCCAGATACTACATTTTCACAGACTAAAACAGATACAGAGCCGTGGGCGGGCGGTAGTACCGTCAATCTTAAAAAGAAAATCCGTGGTAAGGGAGTACTAAAAGACGTACTCGCTGGTGATATAAGACATATCCTGAACAGAGAACTCCAGAATCAGGCTAAACTTATCAAGAAGCTTGAGGTATGGAACAGGCAGTATAGGGGTAAAAAGAAGCCTAAATCCTACCCCCACGAGGGGTGTAGCAATTTAGCGATTCCACTCACCCGCTGGCTCACAGATACGGTTCTTGTGCGTGTTGTTGATGCAATCTTTTCTCAGGTAAAGGTTTGGGTTCTGCGTGCTCTAGAGCCCGAGTGGGTAGATGTTGTACCTGAACTTGAGGATGGTCTTGATTGGTGGCAGAAATGGATCGCCAATTTTCGCAAGACTATATTCTCACCTTTATTGCAATGTATGAAGACTGGTACTGGTGTTATTAAACTTGACTATGAGAGAAGGAAACGCACTATTGTACGTCGTGCCACGCCAGAGGAGATACGGTCGAAACAGATTAAAAAGTATCGTGCCAGTAATGGCGAGCTGCTTGTTAAAGTGCCACAGACCGTCTATGACGGGCCTGTCCTGAAAGCTATTAACAGGAAAGATTTCGTTATATCATCTGATGCACGTACTATTCAGGATGCTTTTTTGGTTGGTTTTAAGACCAGGCTGCCGAAGCCGGTGGTAGAGATGAGGAAACGGACGAAGTTCTATACGCTGACAGCAGATGAGTTAGATACTTTACTTATCGGTGACGAGTTGGATGAAACGGAAGTTAAGAGGATTGAGGATGCTAACAAGGAGTACCAGGAAGAGCAGGACATGGTCGAGATTTGGGAGTTGTGGTTACGTTATGATGTGGACGGTGATGGTGAGCCTGATGATATCGTTGTCACCTACAATCAGCGGACAGGTATTATACTGAGGGCTATCTACAACCCGTTCTTTTACGGATTCCGCCCTTTCAAGGAACTGGTTTTTAATCCTGTTGAGTACAGTTTTGATGGTGAGGGGCTGTGTCAGATTCTTGAGCATCTTCAGGAGGAGATTGATACTGTCCATAATCAGCGTATTGACAGGATGAATATTATCAATGCACCGCCCATGAAACGGCGTGCAGGCTCGTTGTGTAAAAATATTGAGTATGTTAAACCTGGACAGATTGTAGATATGGATGAGATGGATGACCTTGAGGAGTTTGGGTTATCCGAAGTGTATCCGTCTACGTGGCAGGAAGAAGCCCTCATTAATCAGTATGCACAGCAGGCAGTAGGTGTTACTCAGCATGTTATGGGACAGTCTACGGCAGAGCGTCCTGTTGCCAGGGATACACTGGCACTTATCCAGGAAGCTAATAAGAAATTCAAGTTCGGTATTGACAATATCAGGCAAGACATTGAGGAAATCGGGATTATGGTTCTTGAGATGTTTGCCCAGTTCTCACCGACTTTATCATATAAAACAGAAGAAGAGGGTGGGTTTGATACTAAAGCAGTATCATTCCCAGCAGGATATATACGTGATGGTGTTAAGGTTGATTTGATGGCTTCGTCCGAGGTGTTAAACACCGAGGTGAGGCGAGAGATTGATTTGACCCTATACCAATTACTTAAAGATTATTCTACATCCGTGGCAGGTGCATTGAATATGTTCCCGATGGTTAATCCTGCATTACAGTTGTTTATCATTGAGGATTTGATGATAAGCTCGACTATCATGCGTAGGATTGTGAAAGATTTCGGCAATGTAGATGCAGAGCATCTTGTTCCAGACCCTACTAAGCATCCGATGATTAAACAATTACTGGAACAGATAATGCAGAATCCTGGGGCATTTCAGCCCCAGATGGAAGAGGGGATGGAGAGAGGAGGAGAAACTGGACAACAGGGACAGAATATCCCGCCAGCGGTTGCTTGAGGACTACGGCAAGCTGGTAGAGAATGAGTTTTGGCACAGATTCTTGATGTTTATCAAGGAGATGTCTGAAGATGCTATGAGGCAGTGTGCCACAGAGTCATACAATGACCAGAAAATTAGATACTGGCAGGGTGCCTTTAAAGCACTTGAGCTAGTGTATAGGGAATATCCCGAACGTCTGTATGAACAGATTAAGGATGAGATAGAGGGATAAAACCAAATAGCGAGTATGCTACGTAGAGGTAGTCTCGCAAGGAGAACAGAATGAACATTAAGGGCGAGGCAAAGCCCGACGAACCAAAGAGCACGCCTGAGGAAAAGCAGGTCTCAGAGGTTGAGGAGCCTTTCGGAGAACAGAAAGACACCCCTGATGAGTCGAAAGAAACAAAAGAAGCAAAGGAAAAGAAATCAGGGGAAGGGTCAAACGAGTTTGAAGATAAGCTCAAGAGTATGGAGTCCGAATTAGGACGATTCAGACAGGAACTAGGAGAGGAACGTAAAAGGGTAGAGGAACTGAAGGCGTACAAGCTGTGGTACGACCAGAACGCTGCTCAGATGCAGCAACAGGTTCCACAGCAGCAGGCTCAGCAACCCAACTATGATGAGAAATTCTTCGATAAGCCTACAGAGACTTTCGAGGAACTATCAAGACAGAGGGAAATGAGGTTACTGTACCAGTCGGCTTTTCAGCAGGCACCCATAGCTAAGTCTATGGCGAAGATGCAGCATCCAGAGGCATTTGAGGGTATCGAGGATACCGAGCTTGAACAAGCCATGTATGGGGCAGTCCAGTCAGGGACTATGAATCCTGGCATTTTGGGCGATCCTAGTGCGTGGGTAGGGACAGCATGGATACTGCGTGGGCCTAAGACTGGATACAAAATACCTCAAGCTGGGGCAGCACCCATGAACCCCACCCAAACGGAATCACCTAGTGCGTCATCGTCTAATGAGGACGATGAAATCCCTCCATTGGAGGGTGATGCCCTTACTAGAACATTGATTTCAAAATTGATGGAAACGGGCATAACGAAAGAACAAGCATTAAAAGAAGTACAGGCAACAAGAGAAATGGAGGGTAGATAATGGCTAAACCAATCGTAGATTTAAAGCGTTCAATTTGGGACGAGGAGAAATCCGACCCGTCAAAGGGCGAGTATGTATTCACAAACAAGGTGTACTACAGGAATCGTGATTTTGCAGAAGGCTATATCCATCCTTTCAAACTCAAATGGTGCAAATATTCCGAGAACGAGACTGCACGTCCGTTTGCCTCATTCCATAGGTGGAAACAAAAATTCAGGGCTACACCAGTTGTAGTCGGGGATGACTATTGGCCTGAGGGGTATGCCCCCAATGCTGAGGGGTATTATACCGACTTAGACCTGATTCTAGTGAAAATCCCCATTGAGGTGCATGTTAAACACAGGAAAGAGGCTGTTCGGAGGTCAGAGATGGCTGGAAAGAGTGTCAAGGCTCAATTTAAGCAAGAGGCTAAAAATGCTGGCACGGATGTACCTGATGACGATGTTGATGCAGAAGCAGAACGGACACTCAGAGAAATACGTTCTATGGGAGGAGTATAGACACTGGCCTGACTTCTACTAGAGGATAGAGAATAATGAGTACGATGGGTATTAAATGGTCAGGCATTGGAAACTCCTATGTCAAAGACTACCCCAACGATGGTGGAAACGACTTTGCTGCAAATGACCTTGTTGGATTGGATTCTAGTGGACGAGTAACTATCGCTACGGACAGCAACATTTTTGGTGTTGCTCTTAAAGCTCCTGGCGGGACTACGACAAGCACTCAGATTCCGGTACAGGTTATCACACCTGATTCGGTGTGGATTGCACAGGTAGATACAACCTCGGCACAGACAGATGTTGGTGAGGACTTCGGCTTGAATTTCACGTCTGGAAGCATGGCTGTTGATTTGGGCGACACTACGACTACACACGTTAGAATTGAGCAGTTAGACAGCAGAGATGGTGCAAAAGCAGCTGGTAGAGTATATGTACGATTCAAGCTCGATGGAACCCTAAAGGACTTGGGGTAAGGAGTAGACAATGGCTATTGTAAGAACAGATTGGGATAGAAGTGATAACAAGGATGTTTTTAAGACTCTTGTTAGAAGGTGGTTTGATAGTACGGACAGAGAGGCGATTGTCGAATGGCCTAGGGTTTTTAAATCCTACAAGACCAGCGACGAGTACGAGAGGCATGGACGATACGCCGGATTGGATTATCCTGGTGAATTGGACGAGGGAGAAAATATCCCCATCCAAGACCCGAAATTCGACGGTGTGAAGGACTATGAGCAGGTTGCCTATGGTTCTGGTTTTCGTATTACAGACAGGATGAAAAAGTTCAACAAGATTGGTGTGATGGAAATGCTCACTAAATCTTTGAAACGTATGCAGATGGAGGGTAAGGACGTTGAGGTTGCCAAAGTTTGGAATAACCTGACAGCGACCACCTATACCAATACGTTTGACGGGCTTGCTGTGGCACATAACTCGCACACCTGTTTGGATGATGCCGCTACCACGTATGACAACTATGGCGATTCAGCCCTAGCATTGAGTTCGTTAGAGTCGGCAATTCAGTATTTTGACTATATGTACGATGACCAGGGTAATGTTTTCATTGCGAAACCGGATACTTTGGTTGTGAACTACACATTGCGTCAGGATGCCAATGAGTTGCTGAAATCATCGATGAAACCGTGGGAAGACTCCAATACTATCAATGTGATTAAGGGTGAATTGAGTCCGTTTGTGTATCACAGACTGACGGCGAGTACGACTTGGTTCGTTATCGCAAAGAATCATCCTAAGTATGGTGCTTTTGTGTATACTTCTGGTGAGCCTGATTTAAAAGTCAAGGATGGGCCGGATACTACGAGAGATACCATTGTGACATCGCTCCAGTATTTTGATTTTAGTGTCGATGACAGTAGGTTAATCTACGTGGGCGATAGTTGATTTTTATCAGGGGGGCTAAATTTAATACAGTTTAACTAGCCCCCCTGCTTTTCCACTATGTGATTCAATGCGGATTAATCTCATAGTATATAGAAGTGCTACCAGGTCGTTACCGTAGCGGCTGTACCGAAAAGGGTGGTAGCAAAATAGGAGATTTTAAATGAGTACTTTTCCAGATCAATTATTTCACTTCGGTGGAATACCAGTTTCTAGTGCAGGGATGCTGCCAATTATGGGTGGGAAATCTAAAGCATACTTTGTTGACCCTGCTAATGGAAACGACAATAATTCAGGGACACGTCCTGATCCACAGCACGCTTTAGACACTGTTTCGGCTGCATATGCGAAATGTGTCGACAAACAGGGTGATGTTATCTATCTTTTGAATGATGGAAATACCAGCGGCACTTCACGTGAGACTGGTACGATTACGTGGTCAAAAGATAATACACATCTAATTGGCTTGTGTGCACCCGTGTCTTTATCACAGCGAGCAAGGATTGCCCCCACATCGGGAAACACAGACTTTGATGCTTTTACACCGATGCTTACTGTTTCTGGGCATGGGAACATTTTTGCTAATGTTCAAATTGCACCTTGGGGTTCCGAGGATGCTAAAGCTGCTCGTGGTGTAGACGTGACTGGCAATAGGAACTTTTTCTATAATTGCCATCTAATTGGTATTACACATGCCAATGTTGGTGACGAGGCTGCTGCGTGTGATGTGAAAATTACCGGTGAGGAGAACGTGTTTGAACGGACTACAATCGGTATGGACTCAGTTGCACGTTCGACAACCAATGGAAGTGTGGAGTTGACCAGTCAGGCTACTCGGAATAGCTTCATAGATTGCTTATTTCCGATGCTGGCAGATAATGCAGGCGCTCTGTTCATTAAGGCAGACGCTGCAAGCGACCTTGATAGATGGGTTTTATTTAAAAATTGCGTATTTATCAATGCGGTTGAATCTACTGGGACTTCCTTGACCTCGGCTTGTAATGTTCACGATGCTGCTGGGGGTGCGGTGATTCTACAGAATTGTATTATCGTTGGAGCTGATGATGTGGCTGCTGCCGATAATGGGAATGTTTATGTGACACCGATACCCGCTGCTGCTACTGGTGAACTCGCTACTGTTGTAACTCAGTAAAAATTATAGGGGGCTGAAATGCCCCCTTTTTCTTATGATTAGAGACAAGTTTCCAAAAGGTTTAAATTTCGTACCGCCGACTGATGCGATTATAGATGCGATAGAGGAGTTGGAAACAGATATGGTTGCCTACAAAAAGTACCTCGCCGAGACTGCCAAGAGTCTCACAGCACTTTGGGCGAGGGTAGGAAAGGTTCAAAAAAACCTTGACCTCATAAAGAAGTATGTCGAGTGAGTGATGAGCTACGTAGCACACTCACAGATTCTATACAGTGGCACAGCTACAACTACCGGCAATACTCAATCAACCCCCAAAGTATGCAGATACTCTAAGGAAGCAGTTTTCTTCTTAGATGTTACTGCGGTAAGTGGTACAAGCCCTACGCTCGATGTAGCGATTAACACATACGATGAGGTAGGTGGGAACTGGCATCTACTCGCCACGTTTGACCGAATGACAGCCACAGGTACAGATGTCGGATATGTCGGATACGGACTTGGTGAGAAGCTGTCTGTCACATATACAATCGATGGTACAAACCCATCGTTTACATTTTCGGTGGCAGCTAACTTGAAGGATATTCTATGACGCTGAGACTTCATAATCGGCAGGGAGTACCCAGGCGAAAATGCACGTTTAAAATATGGAGACCACCCTGGTATAAGCGATTATGGAGTTTGTTTAGTAGCTGGTTTAGAGGAAAATAGTGGGACATCCAGAGCAACCTGTCCTAATTTGGGGTAAGATTAGTGACAGCGTGGCACGTGGGGCAAGAATAGATAGTTCTACTCACGCCACAACAACCATTGAATACGAACACCATGAAATCCACGATGGTAGTGCATTTATGTGTACTTACGAGAACTTGTGCACTAATACTAACGAACGAAGTGTCATAGCATTTAATACTCCCGATACAACTAAATGGATTCATTTAATCGCAACTGCTTCTAGTACAGCCATATCGAGATTTTCCATAGCAGAAAATACCAGCATTGATGTTGATGAGGGTACACAGTTGGCTATCTATAATAAGAACAGAAACAGTACAAAAACCAGCGGAGTAACGTCTATAGAGACCACCCCCGTGGCTAATAAAGCCACAAGTTTTAATGAAACACAGGCTGCCAATGCAAATATAACTACCACGACCACACTGGCATCTATTATAGCTGGTGGTTCTTCCAGTCCATCAGGAAAGACGGGAATCGGCGGTAGTGCCACGCACCAATTTGAATGGGTATTAGAGCAGAATCAACAGTATGCTTTTATAGTAGAGAGCTTAGATGATTCTGATAATTACCATACCCTTGAATTGAATTGGTATGAGCATACATCGAAAGATTGATATGGGGAAAATCACCTTAGAGTGTAGGTATTGTAATGGGAAATTTGAGGTTTATAGAAGTTGGAAATTCAGGAAGTGTTGCAGTAAAAAGTGTGATGGTTTATACCGAAAATCTGTGAGAATGGGTAGAGAAAGGATGCTCGGTAAACTCAATCCAATGTGGCGTGGCGGTGATAGCGATAAGGAAAGAAGGAGTGCCGATTATAAAGACTGGAGGATAGAAGTTTTTAAGCGAGATGGTTTCACGTGTCAGGGATGTGGTTATTTTAATGGTTGTGGAGAGAAGCGTAGAGATTTAAATGCCCATCATATTGTGCCATGGATTGAAAGCATTGAATTGAGATATGAAGTTGACAATGGCAAGACCCTTTGTGTGCCTTGCCACATTAAAGAGCACCAAGATAAGGGGTAGCATGAAACACATAGTAGCTTGCGTGCCTTTTGCAAGGGACTTTATTTACCGTGATTTTTTCAAATCATGGACTCAGATGCTTTTTTATGCCAAGGGCAGGTATGACCTGTCTGTGGTCACCTCTTATGGCCCCTACATAGACGTTAACCGTGACTGTATGGTTATTGATGCAATGCAGATGGAACCAGATAAGATACTGTTTTTGGATGATGACCAGACCTACCCGCCAGAAACACCCGAGATACTACTTAACCACGACAAGATGATAGTCGGTGGGGTAACACCGATAAAAGATAATGCCCGTCCGATGCTGTGGAATTGGACAGATGAGAGTTTTACAACCATAGATATTTGGCCTTCGTTAAATGGAAAATCGGGACTAACAATGGTTGATGGTTTAGGGATGGGTGGTGTAATGGTAGACCCGAAAGTATTCGATATGCTAGACGCCCCCTATTTCAAGATAGACCGTGACCCCAACAAATACAAAGACCATGGAGAGGATATATCGTTCTACAAAAAGTGTAAACAAGCTAGCATTGAGGTGTGGGTAGATTTAGATTTGCAGTATGGTCACCTTTTCATGCAGGAGATACGGATTGGGGACTGTGTGCGATGAGTGACAGTATAGAAAACAAGCCCTATCGCCTGTGGGCGGGGGATGAGAATAACAAGGTAATAGGACTTCAATGTTTATTTCAGCCCAAATGTGCCTATTGTAATGCCAATATGGAGTTCTGGTGTTGCAAGCCACATAAATTCTCGATAAACGATGGTGATGACGTCAAGCGGAGTCACGCACTAGATATTGAGGTTTCTTGTCCTGAATGTGGTTCCTGGGAGGCATTTGGGGTTGCTATTTCAAGGGAGCATTATGAGCATATCACAAAATGGGGGCGGAGGCAGCCAAACAAAGGGTGTTTTAGGGTGGTTGATGAAAACCGTGACGAGGCTAAGAAACCGTCTCAAAAAAGAGCCAGCACTTAGTCCTTTATGGAGACGCACCTACGACATCTATTGTCACAAGCCTAAAATTGACCTTCTTTGCAGGCATTGTGGTTCCAGGATGATTCTACGGTTCTCTGAGTTATTTACAGAGGGATATATGTCGTTTAATATCAGGCGTGCTGTAAACGTGGTAGAGTACAAATGTCCTAGATGCTCACTCACACAGAAGTTTTATGTAGAGGATACGCCTGAGTATTTATATACCATGCTCGATGTACGTGGCGGGGTAAGAGCGTTTGTCCCTCCCGTAAGTGAATGGAAGAAAGAGCATGAGGAGATTAAAAAACGCCTGGAAATTCTGGGCTACATGTGAAAAGAGAGGAAACGGGGGTAGAGAATGGCAAACCTAGATTTCGCACAAAAGAAAAAAGATTTAGAGGCTAAGTCCGCAGAGTTGAATAAACAGCGTGAGAAGCTTATACAACAGGCGGACGAGATAGCTATGGAGCTTATGCGGATTCAAGGTGAATATAGACTTATTGGTGAACTACTCGACAAAACACCAACAGTGGAAGAAGAGACAGAGAAAGAAAAAGGAAAATAACAGGAGAGTAACAAATGAGTTTTAAAGCAAAAACATCGGCAAAATTACCGATACCCGTATTGGAACAATTTACATCGGTATTGCAAACCACTACAAGCATCGGAGGGACTGCTGCAAAAGTCCCAGGTACGGCATTGAATTACAGGCGTGCGATTATTGTACAGAATAACCACGCTTCTAATACAGTTTATTTGGGTTCTTCGACGGTAACGGCAGATACTGCTGCTACTGGTGGCTATCAGCTAGGGCCAGGAGATTCAGTGGCGTTTACGTTGGATGGGTCGGTGGATTTATACGCAATAGCGAGTGCAGCAAGCACCCCAGTCTGTACGATAGAGTTTGCGTAGGGGGATGACATGAGCATACATTTATACCACCGCCCGAGTGCGGAAGATTTGAGTCTGGCTGACTTAACCATTAAAGACCAGATAAATATCGGCGATGGAACAGATACACATATATTAAAGGCTGTTTCTGAGACGGGATTGGGAGGCAGGTATACCATTGGTTTGGATGAAACTGCCCGCACGATGGTGATTTGTGATGTGGGGGATATTGATACTGATTTTGGTTTGTCTGCTGCTAGTTTCCCGACAACGTATTGGATGGACGCAGACGGTGACAGCTATTTTCTGATTGGATGGGATTCTGATGATGTGCCGAAATTAGAGGCTGGTGGAAGTGCGGATAAGATTGGGGTATATTCGGATGTATTCACCGACCGTTGGCTTGAGCAGGATTCTAATACATTTTTCGGGGTTAGTGTTGCAGGTGCGGATAATTTGGCGCATGGTGCCGAAAATGAAGGTTATTCCAACTCAGCTTTTGGGCGACAAGCTTTGTTTTCCATCACTACAGGCAGTTACAACTCAGCTTTTGGGGTAAATACTTTGTTTCCCAACACTACAGGTTCTGAAAATTCAGCCTTTGGGTCAGAATCTCTTAGCTCCATCACTACAGGCAGTTACAACTCAGCTTTTGGGCGGAGGGCCTTATACTCCAATACCACAGCCTCTAGTAATTCAGCTTTTGGGCAGTACGCTCTTCGCTACAACACTACCGGTGCTTACAATTCAGTTTTTGGGCGATATACTATATATGCCAATACTACAGGCTCTAATAATACAGCTCTTGGATTTAGTGCCGGTCGCTACCAATCCGATGGTTCCTCTGCGCTCGAAACACCCGAAAATTCCGTATATATCGGGGCAGAGGTAAAATCAGGCTCTGACCCTGATGGCGGTGAGGATGCAATAGATAACGAGATAGTTATCGGATATAACGCTACTGGAAACGGGGCAAATACGGTAACGCTTGGCAACTCGTCTATTACTGAGTTTCATTGTCAAGTCTCTCTGACTGTGGATTCGGACAGGCGGATTAAGCGGGACATCACACCGTTGTCTGACGGGCTGGATTTTATCAATGCCCTTAAACCAATCACTTTCAGGCGACTCAATCCTGCCGACTGGTCAAGTAGAATCAGACCATCGGAGTATAAAGATAGAGAAATCGAGGAATATGATGAGAAGGAAAAAAAGCTAAAGAAGAGAATTGAAAAAGCCTTGCCTCGACCAGAGGATATAGATGATGTGGAGTTAGGTCTAATAGCCCAGGAAGTAGAGGAAGTGCTTAATGAACAGGGGCTTGATTATAATCTCGTTGCCACAAATCCGTTGGGACGAAAGAGTTTGAAATATTCTGCTCTTGTGGTTCCTCTCATAAAAGCTGTTCAGGAATTATCAGACCGTGTTGCTACACTTGAGGCAAGGAGAATCAATTAGACATAGATTAGACATAGATTAGATATAGATTAGATATAGATTAGATATAAAAATGCTAGATAAAACACTTTACGAATATCCAGATGTTCTGGGTGAGAAGTGGTATGCCTGTGTCAAATGTGGGGCTGCATACAAGATGGCAGAGGTGTGGTTCGACTCAGGTTCTACCGCCCCGACTGCCGACGAGACTTTCACAGGTGCTACATCCGGCGATACCGGAGTGGTGGTGGACTATCAGCTTTATTCTGGGACTTTCGCAGGTGGAGACGCTGCGGGGGTAGTTACGCTCAAAACCCTTACTGGTTCATCTACCGACTCTGATACACTCGTTGAGACTATCTTCCAGGATGATGAGAACCTGAATGGCAGTACAGCAGGTGATAATTGTATGACCGTGAAAGGTACTCCACAGGTGATGAAATATGGCAGGCTATATCCAGAGAGCCAGACTGCTATATTCAGAGGGAAACGGTATTGCTCTGCACACTATAGGTGGCATGTGAATCACATACTAATGGACGAGGCAAAAATCACGATCGATGACGGAGATCGTGGCAGCGTTTGGTAATAGATATATTCTTAGATATATGAATTTTTGGGGGTAGTAGAAATGACGGTAGAAATGTCTATCGACCGTGGGAAACCACTCTCTTTTATTGAGCCTAAAGGCGACTGCATGTATCTGTTCATGGATTTACGTGAGCAGAAAAGCAGGTACATTTTCACGCCTGAGAACAGTCAGCAGATAAGCGAGACTGGCGTGATTATGGCTAAAGGCCCGAGGGTTAGTGATGAGTTTCAGGTTGGTGACCGTGTAGCTATTCACTACTACACGGGCACTCATCTTCAATTTAAAGAGTGCTATTCAGTCAGTCAGTTTCACCGTATTGTTAGAGAGCATGAGATACTGGCAAAAATCAACCAGGAAGAAAGAGACAAGTTCTACGACAGGGAAGACGATGAGCACAAGGACTCGGTTTAAATTTGCGATTCTGGCGTTTTTTACTTTTATCGCATGTGCCGTTGTGAAACATTGGCTCACGGGACTAGATGTCCAGATACTCATAGTAGGTGCTGTACCCACGCTGGCATACATTCTAGGTGAGACATTCAGACCGAGTAGGGGATAAACTATGGGAACAAAATTATTCAGTGAGTTTAAGGATGAGCTACAACTGGAGATGGGTGAGAGGACGGACATCGAGAGTTTGGGTGGAGTGAATTTCCTGGGTGTGTGGATTAATTCAGCCTACATGACGCTTGCCACACAGAATAAAATGTGGGGTATACGCAAGAGTTTCACATTCCCAGAGCTTGAGACATACAGTACCAACGTCACAGAGGATGGCTCACCTACTATAGACGTGCCTACAGACCTGATAGTCACACGCCACGTATGGGACTCGACGAATGATGTCAAACTCACAGCTATACCGTTTGCTGAATATATAAACAACACGGGCAGGGCTACTGCTGCATCCGAGGGTAAACCGACAGAGTATGTCAGGAATGGGGATTATTTCTATCTCCACCCCACGCCAGATGCGGAGTACACGATATACATCTATTATCGTAAACGACCTGCTAAACTTGTAGACGATGATGACACTACTGTCATCGGTGCTGAGTGGGACGAGCCTATACTGAGATTAGCAGTTTCTCTCGGATTGAGGAAACTGCATCAGTATGATGCTGCTAAAAAAGAGCAGGAATTCTTTGAGGATATGGTTCGGGGTATAGTTGGGATATATGACCAGGAGGCACTTGATAAAGACCAGTACCTAAAGGCAGACCCACATTACATAGACCATAGCTATTGATAGACAATGATTACAGATACATTTAGGCACTACCGCAACGATAAGCTAAAAGCCTTCATAGAGTCTCTTAGCGAGGAAGAGCGGGTGGTAGCACATAAGACCATACAATTTATACGGACAGCTTTCCCTGAGTGCGAGGAATCAATACGGGGCAGGCTGATTCATGAGGAGAAAGGCTGATGGGCATAACTAACGCAGGACTGGCTGAGGCGGCCGGATTATTGGGGGACACGGGTTCCCCATCGGCTTTTACATATTTAGCGTTGGGTTCAGGGGATACGGCTTTTGCAGCTACACAGACAGCCCTAGTGAGTGAAATTACGGATACTGGGCTTGAGAGGGCATCGGCTACCGTATCAAGAACCACAACTACCGTGACGAATGACACGTTGAAACTAACTCATCAATGGACGGCTACGGGTGATGTGACAGTCAAGGAGGCAGGGGTATTCAATGCTGCCTCTAGTGGTGACATGCTAGCACGCAAGGTTTTAGATTCTTCCGTTACCCTTGCCAACACAGACACATATACGTGGACACATAATATAACACTGGCATAGTATGAGATAAGTGTGAGATACAACAAATACCTTATACGTCCTGCATCTCATGGTTTAGACATGAGTGCACCATCCCTGCATCAAGATTTGGGTCATGCCGACTGGCCAGCAAAGAATTTCAAGATAAGCCAGCAGAGCATTAAAAAGCGGTATGGTTACGGAGAGGACAGGGACTTAGGTGGTGGTGTAGAGGTTCAATCTATCATATATTACAAAAAAAGCGATGGTACTATCTACACGCTCTACCTCACGCCGACAGATGCTATAAAGCGTGAAAGCTCTGGCACGTGGAGTTATATCACAGTAGAGCATACGGGTGGAACCGTTAGTGGAATAGCGGGTGCAGTTATTACTGGGTCAAGCACAGATTGGGTAGATGCCACAGATGCTACAGCCCCTAAGGCGGGTGATTATTTCATCATGGACACAGACCATAGTTCTACCGCCGAGCCTGATTCAAACTGGGGTGAGATAGAATCTGTTGATAGTGACACACAAATCACTCTGGTGGATGCCTACACGGGTGCCACCTCTAGCGGGAATTACACGATACGTAAACAGTACGACGTCCCGAGCGGAGAGCGGTGGTCGTGGGCTGTAGTGAATGATAACGTGTATTTCGGGAATGGTAATGACCACGTTCAGGTGTATACGGGAAGTGGCTCGGCATCAAACCTGGATACTACCAATGCGACACAGGCAAGATATCTTATTGAGTATGCCAACCGTTTAGTATTGGCAGATTATGGTTCTACACGTGAGGCTACGAGTGTTAAATGGTCTAAAGAGGGTGACCCGTCAGATTGGACTGATACTACTGCTGGCAGCACTACGTTTTTACAATCGGATGATTATATAACAGGGCTTGGAAAGGTCGGGTCAAGTCTTGTAGTTTACCAGAAAGACAGTTTAATATTTGGGCAAAGGACAGGCATTTCTACATCGCCTATTACATTCCCTCGGACAAAGCGGGGGGTGGGATGTGTTGCTCCATACAGTATAGTCGAGGTACGTGGTACCAATGCCTTTCTTGGGCGTGACGACGTGTATATTATTGATGGCGAGTCTCCTTATCCAATAGGTGGGAAGATACGGGATAAATTACTATCCGTGGCAACATCCACAGAGCTTGAAAAAATGTTCGGATATAACAACATGCTGCAAAATGAGGTGAGGTGGTTCGTAACGGATACCGACAGCAACCGTCTATGTTTTGTGTGGAACTACAAGCATAACGAGTGGTATTACTATGAATTGAATGACAGCATGTCTTCTGGGGGGAAGGGACAAATATGAGTGAAGTCCTGACTAACGGCACCTTTACTGGTTCCCTCTCTGGGTGGACAAAGTATGGTGGCAGCAGCCGTGAGATGTTCTCCTATGATGCTACTGGTGCAGCTCATGATGGTGGTTCGGCAAAAGGGGGACATACAGGTGACCCATTAACCACGATACGATACAGTATGTACCAGGATATAACCATCTCTGCTGCTGACGACATTAAAACGGCTAAGATGAGTGCGTGGTGTCAGTTTAATGACGCATGGTCTGCATCTCAATCCGAGGTGTCGAAGTCGTATGTGGAATTTCGGGTTACATTCAAAGACCCAGATGGGAATTTTCATTATATAAAAAACTTAACCAGATACTATGGGAGTCTGACCTCAATAGATTTGCTTGATGAGGAAGATGTCAAGGCAGAACTCCAGGATGGTGGAAATGGTACGTGGAGTATCATTGTCGCAGCTTTTATCTACCGTGCCAATATTACAGACGGATGGTTTGTTGCATGGTTTGATGATTTAAGCCTCAATATTGACTATTATGACTATGGTTCAGAGACAGAAACAATAACATTAACTGAGTCTACCAGCGAGAGTGCAGCCATCAGTGGCAGCCATACGGAAGAAATAATCCTGAGTGATAGTGGTGCGCTATCCATTAGTGCCGATCCGACGTTCAGGTATTATTATGGTTCGTATGATGGCAAGGTCTATGCTGAGGATAGTGCATACAAAGCTGATGATGGTACGTCTATACCGGCCCAATGGGAAAGTAAAGAAACTGATTTTGCCGAAGAAAGCATAGAGTCTCATAACAAATTTAAAACCATCTACAAGGTGAGGCTATGGTATGTAGATATTTCTGACACTACCGCCACGGTTACGGTTAAGATTAAACCTAACGGTGGCTCTACATGGACATCAATAACCAGGAATATCGGTGGTAGTGGGGATGATACAAATAAACCAGAGGATTTCTTTGTTATACTGCATGGGCATAGTTTTAAGTTTCGAGTAGAAAACGACTCGTCTGATAATGAGTTTCAGTGGACTGCACTTGAAGTGTTTTATACTCTAGGCGGAGATTTTTTCTCATGAGCATCTTGAGGGTAAAAGAGTATCCGACTCAACAGGCGTTTGAGTCTATTGAGGATTATGTCAAGCGGATGCGTGAAGCACTACAGGAGGAAGCCACAGACAGGATACAGGACTTCGACATCCTGCAACTTGCCAATGTTCCCTGGATAGACGTTAGAACATACGGTGCTGACGGTGATGGGGTAGCGGATGATACTGATGCTATACAGGCTTCTGTCGATGCGTTGTCCAGTGGTGGTATTGTATTTTTTCCTGCCGGAACATACCTGACCTCAAGTGTAATAGACATGGAGAGTGATGTTACATTCATGGGGGTTGGTCGCAGCTCTAAAATTACATCAAATGGATCTCACTCAATATTCAGGGCTAATGACAAAGACAGGGCTGGTCTTGTCAGGTTGTATATTAGTGGCGGAACCGATGGTGTTACTATTTACTCCGGTTCAACGAGATGTTTTGTTGAGGGTTGTTTTTTTGATACCGGCAATAATGGGGTATTGCTTAATGCAGCCCTATATTGCAGGGTAGTGAATAATTACATGGATAGTGTCGGTAAAAATGGAGTTTATGCTTATGCTGCCTCTCATTATAATATCATAACCAATAACCACATTATTTCACCTTCTGGCATGGGGGTAGCGGTTTACAACGGTAGTCAACAAAATCTCATCCAGGGAAATTATGTTTATGATACAGGTGAGAATGGCATCTTTGTCAACGATGCTGATGATACTACACACTCCAATTATAACTCCATTATTGGCAATATTGTTTATCGTACCGGCGTTTCACATGCTAATGGCGGAAATGGAATTGAGCTTGGGCTTGAGCAGGTTGGTAGCATTGTACAGGGAAACATAGTTAGTGGAGCAGGATATGGGCGTTCCGGTGATGGTGTTACATCTGCATTTGGTATAAGTGTTCACGGCAGTGATAACGTCATTAGTGGTAACTGTGTTCTCAATTCTTTATATCATGGTATTTATTTATACGAGTGTTTAAATTCCACGTGTATTAACAACGTGGTTAAAAACAGTTCAAAGGAAAGTGGATCAGCACACGACGGTATTCGCATAACCGGAACTGCCAGTAATGTTTCACATGGTAATATTATTGCAAACAACAGATGTTTTGATGATCAGGGAACAAAAACACAGGATTACGGAATCCGAGAAATTGGTGGTTACGAAAACCACAACTTGTGTATTGGGAATATTCTCAGGGATAACATTCAGGATGTTGGGATTTTGTTAATCGGGGCAAACTCTCGTGGTCAACACAATATACACGATGCAAGTGTTTCTATTGCTTCGGCAGCTACAATAACCCTACCGAGTACAGGGGAATATTTTAATATCACGGGGACAACCAACATAACATCGGTAACAGCATCCTGGAGAGATCGGCGGGTAGTGCTAAAGTTTGCGGGTGCTTTAACATTTACCGATGGAAACAATCTCAAACTGGCTGGAGATTTTACCACCTCGGCGGATGATACGATTACTTTAGTATGTTCCGGAACAAACTGGTACGAGGAGAGTCGGAGTGCCAACTAAATACATTGCACCTTATATCACAGAGACAGAGTACAGGTGTAAATGTTGCTCTGGACTACCCCCCGATTTTGATGCCGACGGTGTAGAGTATGGTGCTTTATTCGATGCGTTCATGGATATACGTGAGGAGTGGGGTAAACCAATGAGGATAACATCCGGCTACAGATGCCCGATGCGTAATGCTATGGTAGGTGGACGGGTACTGTCTGTTCACATGTGGGGGCTTGCCCTAGACCTTGACTGTGATGATATAGATGATGTGTTTTTACTCGATGAGATAATCGAGGAGCTACACCCCGACCTGCGACGGGGTAGGTACACAGATTCAGGAACTTTCATACATATTGATTGCGGATATTTTATTTATCCTAGAGCCATAGAAAAATGGCGAGTAGGTGCAAGATGGAGTGGATAAGATGGAATGGATAAAAGATATCGATTGGGAACGGTTAAAAGAGCCACACCCGATGTTCACGCCTTTTGTACCTAAAGACCCTGCTGACCCTACCGACCCGTTCTACAGGAAAGTGTCCAGGCTACAGACGTTGCTGATGAAACGTCCTCTATGGCTGAGTGACGAGTACAGGACAGAGCAGGGTATAGATGCAATCATAGACTCGTATTTCAGGGGATACAGATTCAATATATTTTATGAGGCTGGAGATTTCCAGGCATTGATAGGCTTCATGGATATACTCCCTGAATTCAAATGTGAGATAACTTTAAAGTTAATAGACAAGCACCTCTGGGGTGCAGATTTCGTGCGTGCCAGCAAAGAGTTGGTGGAGCTATTCATGAAAGAGATGAGGTTGAAACGAATCTCGATAGAGACTGCTGATAAAAGGATCGTGAAGATGGCTAAAATGGTTGGTTTTGTGGATGAGGGTAAACGCCCGAATGACCTCAGATGGGAGAATAGATTTTATAACAAATACCTCCTGGGTAAATATAGTGTATAGGAGAAATTAAAATTTCGTGTCAAGGAAAACCAATAGAAATGGCAGATTTGAGAACGCCGGAACAGAAGGAAATGATGGCAAAACTATTTCCACTTCTTTTGTCTGGAATACAAAAAGGTGCCACACCATTTGGTGGAATGTTATCACAGCCTCCAGACCCATCTATGCTTAGTGCTATGAATGTGATGCACCAGATGGGTGGTCAGGGGCCGTATACATTTCCAGGTATGCAGACAGGGCCATACCTACCGTCAGGTGGGATTAATCCTCCTCCGGTGGGTTATAATGGTGATGGCGGTGGTAGTGGCGGTGGTTATAGTCCAGGGTCAGGAAGGGAAAGACCATGGGAACCGCAAGACTACGACCCTTATGCACCATGGCGGCCAGGAGGGAGACGGCCTGGGCCTAAACCAAGATGAAGAATCGCCTAAACAAGCTCTGGAACCTGCCTATAAAAAACCCGACTCAGACCAAGTACAATCGTTTCAGGGTAGGGCCAGGGGGTAGGTTAAAGTCTGGTTTTACCGATGCGGTAGAGAGCTTTGAGAAGGCAATGAGAAAAGAAAAAACAATTTACGAAAAATACATAGAAAGCATGTAGGTGAGCTATGATTGACATCCAGAAAATAACAAGTAGACCTGGTGGGGGTATGAGAGGTCGTGGTGATAGAGGTGGTACCGATACTGGTAGTCCGCCTACAGAGACTCCACCCTCGGATACTCCGCCCTCTGCCGACCCGTGGCGACCCGCTACTACTAACCCAGCAGATTGGGGGCACTCCATAAAGTACCCTGGGGCTGCTGCGAATGTAGGGCAGGAGTGGCTGAGAGACCCCAGTTGGGGGGGGCATATTATATGGAATCCAGAACTCGGGTTCCAGGATTTTCCGACAATGGCTAAACTATACGAAAGTGCAGGGGGGCCGGTAACTCAGGAACAGATGCTAAGTTGGGGGCTCACACCACAGATGGGGTCAGATTGGAGGAAATATTTCCCAGACAGAAAGACCAAAGAAGAACGTGGCTGGACAGGTGGAGGTCAGGCAGGGCTTGGTGGTTGGCAGGATTATTTCAAGAATTTCACAGAAAATCAGGGACAAGGGTACCCGGGAGGATATACTATGCCAGAAGGATACACTATGCCAGAGGCAAAACCATTTCCATATCCACAGCAATGGCAGACAGCCAGTGATGTATTCACTCGTTTCGCACGTGGACTACCCACCGACACTACGCAGTGGTGGGAGGCACAGCAGGCACCGTTTGAGAGGCGTATAGAAGACCAGGTGAAACAGATGGCAGAGCAGATGGGTCTAGGTGGACTCAGGTACTCTACGCCGATGACTGGTCAGATAGCAGACATCACGGGTAGAGAGAGTGCTAATCTATGGAGCCAGCTTGCACAGACTCAGCTAGGACTGACTGAGGCTGCCAAGAATAGGGGGATGCAGGCAGCGGGTGGACTCACTGGTTTAGGTCAGCAGTATTTGAATGCACCACAGGATTGGGCACAGAGAATGTACCAGATGGGTGCAGGTATGACAGGGCTAGGACAACAGGGACTAAGCAGAGCCTATCAAGATTGGATGAGAACCACACCTGAGATGAATCCATGGCTTGCACAGGCTATGGGATTTGCTGGTATGCAGAGCCAGATGATGCCACAGCAGTACCAGCCGAGCTTCTTGAGTCAGCTATTGGGATTAGGTGGCATGGCACTACCGTTTATACCAGGATGGGGGGGGGGATAATGTCAATACTAATAGGACACTGGAAGGAAGAAGAACCCTCAGTGATGTACAAGATACGAAAAAAGGTTATTATGGAACAAGGTGGGAATTCGTGGAATCAGTATTTAATCAAGAGGTTTGCACCTCAATTTCCCATTGACTATCAACAAGAACTTTATGAAAAATGGAGGGCATAATGTCATTCTACAATCCATACATGAAAACACCAGATTTCGGACAGGGTGCGTCCGATATAATGAATCAGATTATGATGATGCAGATGATGAAGAGGATGTTTCCGCAGACACAGACTACGGAGATACCCAGCACTACCCCGCAGGGAATGCCACCCCCGATGTCTAGTATACAACCACCACAGGGGATGGGGCAACAGATAACTGGGGCTGCACCATCCCAGATGGGGCAGCAGATACCACCACATATGATAGAGATGATTTTAAATCTGATTCGCAGGGGGTAGGACATGAACTACTACGGAACAGACCCAGCACGCTATGCTATGCATCAGCAGTCCAGGCAAGACCAGAGGATGTCTAATCTGCTCAATATGATGATGCAGATGCAGGCAATAAAGCAACGGCAACAAAAATGGGAAGAAGATAAACTGCAATGGCAGAGAGAACAGAAAAGAAAAGAATCGGCTACCGAAGCCCTCAATAAATGGTATACTCATTTGCAGGAACCAAAGCAGACTCTCCCATGGCAAGAACAGCTTAGTCGTGACCTCATAAAAAGGGAGGCTGAAGAAGCAATCAAAGCCAAGTATAGAGAACCGAAAGCACCTCCGTATAAACTCACACCTGAGGGCAAACTAGAGGCACAGATAAAAAAAGACCGCACTAGAATTGAAAATCTATATAAACAATATGACAAAGAGAGAACACGCTATATCTCTCAGATGAAAAGCGTGGAAAATCCCAATGCTAAACTCAAATTACAAACAACCTTGCGAAATTTAGATAGGGGGTTAAATCTTTTAACTTTAATGGGAGATTTAGTAGATAAGGGTTCCCCTCTTTCTGAAGATGCTCAGAAAAAGCTTAACAACCTACTCAATATCAACAGGATAAAACGAGAGGGACTAGGGGATGTTCAGGAAGTATCGGCTATTGATGCCAGTACACTACCGCCTGGAACACAGATTGCCGAAAACGAAGAAACTGGAGAACAGATAGCCTACGTTAACGGACAATGGATACGAATCAAGTAACACCACCCCCTGGCTTTAAGCTAAAAGAGCCACCCGTTAAACCACCCCCAGGGTTTAAGTTAAAAGGGGCAACTGCCCTTCCACCCCTAAAGGTGGAGGAAGCTGATCCACAGACTTTAGCACGCATGGAGGCGGTAGAGGCTGAGGCAAGGCAAGCACAGATACCATCTGCAACCGATGTTATATGGCAAAACGTGGGTAGTCTAGTCTCTGAATTTACCAACGAAGCATTATTGGGGATTCCTAAACAAGTGTATGAGGAAGGGTTTACACCGAGTAAGGTACATTGGACTCAAGACATCTCTGGTGGGGTCGGTAAATTTGCAGGATTTGCTTTAGGTGCACCAGTTAAATTGGGTAGCAAGGGGGCAAGGTTGGCACTCAAGGGATTGAAAATGCCCCTTCAAAAAATAGCTGGAAAATTTGGGGGTAGAGTAGCAGGACAATTAGCAGAAAAAGCGATAGGGTTAGGTGTTGCTAGTGCTATTTCAGATGTTGCTGATATTAAGGGTATGCCTAAGAGGTTTCTTGGTGGTGCAGCACTTGGTTCAATTTTTGGTGTTACTGATTTAAGTGGACTGATAAAAACTTCTCCATTTATTGGACAGATGGTGCGACAAGTAGGTAGTAGAACACTTGCTGGACTGGGTAATATGTATAGTCCGGATATATATAAAAGGATAGCAACGGGGGATGTAGACCCACAGCTAGCTCAGGAAGTGTTTGATGAATTATTGTTTACGTGGTTCTCACGAAAGGGTACTAAACCTGACGAACTATTTAAAGACTTGCAGAAAATCAAGGTAGAGGTAGAGAAAAATAAGTACCCGTTAAAGGTATGGACTCCATACGATACACCTGAATATCGGGAAACCATGAAAAAGATACCCGCCCAATATGTGGTAACGGGTAGTGGGGAAACTATACCTATTGAGTTATTTCACCAGCAACCTAAGATTAGTGACCTATTAAAGATTGCACCTAGCCTAAAAAAACCACCTGAATTAGAAGCACACAAACCTACCATCCCAGAAAAACCAACACCACCCCAGCCAGGAAGCCTGGCCGAAACAAAGGCGTTCATTAAACAAGCCCGTTCTATTCAGAAAAGATACAAGGCTGGAGAGGACATCACAAAGCTGGCAGAGGAATCACGTGAGATACCCTCCGGTATTATGGATAAAATTGCACCCGATGTATCTTTAGAGCAGAAGCATCAAGCTATGTTGCGACGGGTAGGAACAGAGGAGCCTTATATACAAGAAGTACAGAAGGAAATAATAGAGCAGAACCGCAGGGCAAATCAGGAGAGGCTAGAAAAAGAGATAGCCCTTGAAGCTAAAACAAAAGTCGAAACAGAAACTGAATTACCCACTGAGGCAGAGCAGATAGCAGCCTACAAGAAGGCGGGTAAGATAGAGCAGCTAGAGCCTGGGATAGCTGAGGGTGCTGAAAGTCTCACAAAGCCTATGGGTGGTGGTGGTTTAGAAGCTAAGGGTATCGGTGAGTTAGCAAAAGAAGCTAGGGAGTCTAGGGGGAAACCTCGAGGTGCACCTAAGGTAAAATCAGAAGAAGATTTGCGGGCATTATATGGACACAAACCAACCCCCGAAAAGAAAGTGCGAACGGCAAAAATTATAAAAGAAGTTCCCGAAGATGTTGTTAGGGAGTTTAACCGTCAGGCACTTGAAGAAAAAATAATAGAAGCAGAAAAATTACCTGGCCCAGAAATAGAGTGGGTTGAATTTCATTCAGGTATTCATATCCCAAGGATGCTCAAGTCATTAGACAAGACACTTGAAAAACATTACGGTACGGTAGAGCCAGGGGTACACCGTCAGGCTGAAAGGGAAATAATCGAAGCAAAGAAAGAGGTTGATAAGCCTGAAAAACGACCTGTTTTTGGTAAACGGGTACTCACCACGTTTGAGGGGTTCGGTAAGGCAGGTGAAAGGCTCAAAGACATGTCTCTAAACTATATCAAGAATCGTGCCCAGATGGAACAGCGTGGTATTTATGAACTCTACCAGGCGTCCCGCATGGTAGCTAAAGATATTCCCACAAAGAATCCTTTTAAAAAAATCAAGATGGCAGGGGAGAGGTTATTTGATTTATTGGAACGTAAGGCTGAACCTGCAAGCGAAGGGGAAAAAGAAGCATTAAAAATACTTGATAAACAAATGGCAGACGTGGCAAGGATGGCACAGGAACTCGACCTTAAAATACTTACCCCACTAGGTGAACGTGAGTGGAAGCCCATCAAAAACTATGCACCTGTCATATATGAGCCAAAGGGATTCCGGCAGTTCATGGAGTCACCAAAATTCAAGCATATGCGTGATAAATACGTTGATATGATAGCACGTAGAAATTGGCCGGAAATATTTGAGGAAAACCCTGAACGTGCACGAGAAGTAGCTCAAAATTATTTTGATGAGGTTAGGAAAGATTTAAAGACTAAGCCGTCTGGACACCTAGAACGTCCTCGTCTCCTTAATGAGTCAGCCCTGGAGAAGCTACGCCTTGAATGGGAGGCACAGCATCCTGATAAACCGTTTCCATTAAAGCGACAAAAAAGTTTAAAAGCATTATCACAATATATTATATCATCTTATGAACGCCTTGCATGGATAGAGCAATTTGGTAAAGACGTAGCTGCGGGTAAAGGGTGGTATATACCGGAAAAATTAAATGAGTTGCGTTCCGAGTTTAAGAGTGGGTATTCAGAGCGCTATGTTATGGATTTCTTTGATAAATATTTACGTGATATGGCACCATTAGACACCAGGACTACACGCCTGCTGAAAGATATAAAAACACTTCAGCTTACAAAGTTAGCATTTGCGTTTATCCCGAATAGTGCTCAATGGCTTACTAATACCGTATCGATTGTTGATAGCAAGTCATCGGTTGGCGCACTGTGGGATACTATTAAATATGCTGGATTAGCGGGTAAGAAACTCAAGCAACAACAACGAGACTACTTCTCCAAGACTGGGGCATCTACATTTAAACATGCCTTCCAACAGGCGATGATGGAGAATCCTGCAAAGACAAGTATTTTTGCAGACATTACAATGAAACTACACCTGTTCTCAGGAACGGAGTTTTTTAATGCCCTATTCTCAGCACAGGCTGGTGCTAGATATACCAGGCGAATATCAGAGAGGCTATACAAAGGCAGGGGTAAATCATGGCGTAGTCCATTCTATCGTGCGGAACTAAAAAAGATGGGGTTATCTGAAAAAGATGTTGAGACTATTATCAAGGACGGCCCACTTACCGAAAAAGATGTTACCAAGCTGGCTGATGCCTCATTTCACATGAGGCGATACACCCAGTTTTTATCCGACGCATTTCATCTTCCAAAAACATGGTCAACTAAAACCGGAAGGCTTTTTACTCAGTTTAAAAACTTTGCCTACAACCAAACAGCCCTTATCTACAGTGAGGGAATCAAAGAGGCTATTAAGTTCGTAAAATCGGCGGGTAGAGAAGGAAGTATAACCAAGCTCACCAAAATGGCTATTACTATTCCGCTTGTCGGGGCGTTAATTACCAAGCTGAAAAAAGAATTGTATCCAAAGCTAGGTATTCATTTCTATGAGGAACTACTTGCTGGTAAATCACGTCCATTCAAGGTGATGATATATGCTATGAACGCAGGTGGATTAGGCATTGCCAGTGATATTATTATGTCTGCCGGATTTGGAAAGGCGGGATTGATTGGACTACTTGGTGGGCCTACCGTCTCTGATTTTTCCGAGTTCTGGGAAGCATTATCTAAAACTGGTGATGAAATATGGACGGCCATTACAAAAACCAATGCTAGATATTTGGGTAAACGAGCTAAGACTGTTGCCACTTACTGGCTGCGAGTAGCAGAAAGAATGTCTCCTGATGCACGCATAGCTATACAGAATTTCTTCAAAGATTATCGTAACATCAAATCGGCAGCAAACTGGTCTAATCTAGTCAAGGATGCATACAGAGAATACAAGGAACTCTATAAACTCAAGAGTCCTGCTGTTGCTGATGATTTTTGGGATGCATTTATGAATACACAGGGCAAAGAGTATGAGGAAATTTTTAATAGAACCCCTAAAAAACCCACGCCTAAAGAAATAGATAGGTGGTGGGAGGAGATTGGAAAGCATCCATCAGAACGAATGACTATGCCTGGAACAAAAAAAGAAGGTAAAAAAGAAGGTAAGGAAGAAATGGGAGAGTTTTGGTACTAGAATGATAAAACTTAAATCAGAACACCTCAAGTATGTCCTACCCACTGCATTGGTTATATTACTAATCGTATTGGCTTTCAGGTCGTGTAGTTTTATCGACCGCTACTCTGTCCTTAAGGGACGGTACGAGGCTTTGGCAGAGGAGTACGACACTCAGAGGGATAATACTGAAGCACAAATAGCAAGTTTACGAAATATAATTGCACAAAAAGATGAAAAAATACGCAATATAACTTCACATATTGTTGAGCAAGAGGGGAAGATTTCCCAGTTACATGAACAAACCAAGAAGTTAGAGGATACCTATGTTGTCCTGTTGGACAACGAGGCTAAGATTGACAACCTGGAAACCCAGGTTTCCACATGGAAACAAAAGTTTCAGATAGCCGAGGCTATTATATCTAATAAGGATGATATTATTTTCAATCTCACCGAGAAATATGAGGCACAGGTAAAGATAAGTCTTGAGTGGAGGGACATGTATAAGAACGAGTCTACCCTCCGCACCCTGGCAGAGAAGCGTCTTAGGCTTGCCGACAGGCGGATAGGCAGGCTGAAATTCGGGGGTACTATAAAGACTGGGTTGGTGGTAGGGCTTGCAGGTGTAGTTGTTTATGGACTCGTGAGAAAATGAAAAAGCTATGAAGAAGCTATGAAGAAACTAATGAAGAAACCATTTTTAGCTTTATTTGCAGTGCCATTTTTAGTATTACTTGTAGGGAAATGAAAAGGCTATGTGGTATTATACTATTTTGTATGCTAACCACAACTCTACATGCGCCACAAGTTTTGTATGTTTCCGAGGGGAACCTGTTTGATGGTGAATTCAAGTCGACAGTTGAGTCTCTGTACGTCATATGCTTCGATGCCTACTTTTATACGTTATCTACACATGAGGAGAACAGAATCAATATATCAGCATATTACCTCAAGACATTCCTCGAGGAAAGAGGACGTACCCTCAAGGATGTGGCAATAATGATGCACAATCATTTCGGTATGCCGATGCTGTCTAACCCTGACAGAATATTTTTACTCAGGTTAAGAAACTACGGTTTTTGCGGTAGTTTTGGAATATATATTACATCGACAGGGAAAATAGTATACGAGAAACCCTGGCTGAAAGGGATCAAATGACTGTTAAAGAATTACATGCACTATTTGATAGGTTTGTTGAGAATGATTTTAAACACCTGCGAGCGAAAGTGGACTGGCTGTTCTATACACTCATCGGCGGACTCTTGACGATTGTTGCGGGGCTTATAATACTGATAGTAAGGCAATGAGTAAAGCAGCGAGTAGTGATAAGGCATACAAGGAAACGCTTGCAGAGTGGCGACGCAGGCATTTCAAAGAGATGGATATTAATCTCAAAATAAACAAAGAGATACGTGACAATCCCGAGGAGAAAGCAAAGGACAGGATAGATGCCTCCAAGACCATCGCTCGTATGCTTGGCACACTCGCACCTGAGAAAATAGAGAAGAAAGAGGCGGAGAAAAAGAAAGAGTCCCCCTTCACAAAGGCGGAGGCTGACGAAATAAACGATAGATTCTCGAAGATTCTAGGCGATGAATGGACAGGAAAGAACGAGAGCTAATCCGGCGGGTAGCGAAGAAGTCGCTCTACCATTTCGTAGAGCTGATAATCATGCACGCCATCCGCAACGATAAAGACCACCCTAGACTACCCCTCCAACCCTTCCACAAAGAAATCCTCGACTTCTGTCAGCGAACAGACCTCAAACGTAAAGGCATACTCATGCCTAGATATTTCCTCAAGTCTACTTGTATCACTTGCTCTATGCCTATCTGGTTGTGGATAAACAACCCAGAGATAAAGTCTATGATAGTGACAGAGACTCACAAGAAGGCAGAGGATTCCCTGAATTTCATCAAGGGGCAGCTAGAGCGTAATGAACTACTCCGCTACATCTTCCCCGAGTGTGTGGTAGATGATGCGTGGAAACGTCAGCATAGATGGAGTTCAATAGCCCTTGATCTACCCTCACGGGGTATCACTAAAGACCCATCTATTCAAGTGCTGGGTGTAGGCAACGCTGCTCAGGGTATTCACGTAGACCACATCTTTCTCGATGACATCATAGGACAGAAGGATATGCTCTCACCTATCGAGGCACAGAATACCTGGACATGGTTCTCTAATGTAGAGGAACTTTTAATTACCCCCGACCGCTCTAAAGCACATGGTTCCTACATCTATCTTATAGGAACTCACTATGCCCCAGAAGATTTGTATGACAGGGTACGTAAAACCAAACTGGAGTACAGGTGGAAAAGGATACCTGCTGAGGATGAGTATGGTGATCCTACATGGCCGGAGAAGTTATCCCGTGAGGCCATAGATGAGATGAAGGCAGACCCAGACCGTTCTATCGTGTACTACACGCAGATGCAGAATAACCCGATGGAGTCAGGGCTGACAGCTTTTAGGCCAGAGTGGAAAAGATTCTATCAACGCTCGGAGAATGAGGCTGGCGAGCCCGTGATACTGTGGGTTGACCACAACGAAAAACGGCATGTAGTGAGGGTGAAAGAACTGGACAAGTCTGGTACTATTGACCCTGCTACCATATCGGCTTCAATGAAAAAGGCATGTCGTACCGCCGTTGTTATTGTCGGGGTACACACCAAGACTAATACCAAATTCGTACTGGAGGCATGGGCTAAAAAGATACGCAAGCCATCTGATTTGTATGATAAAATATTCGAGTTTCATAAAAAGTACCGCCCGAGACGGTGGGGTATCGAGACATTCAGTCAGCAGAACTGGGCTAAAGCAATCATTACCAATGCTGCCAGAGAGGAGAATATCCCGATATACCTAAGAGACCTACCCAAAGACCAGGGGAAGGATGCAAAGACACGCAGGATAGAATCACTACAGGAGGATTTCGCTTGTGGACAGATATACATGGATGAGTCTCAGACACATTTGATTAGTGAGTACCATGCCTATCCCATGGGGACTACCGATGACCTACTCGACGCTCTTGGGTATCATAAATACTGGTGGAGGAATCGCAATCTTGATGAGATTGCAGAGACACAGAGTAGGCAGGAGTCACGATGGATTCTAGGACAGCAGGGTATCACAGGATATGGGGGAGGATACTAGCCCTAAAGCCCCCTCTGGGGGCGGTAGTAAAATTTCAAGCATTTAATCTACATCTTGTTATGCAACCTTAAATTATTTTATGTTTATAAAAAAATCTTTTTAAGTCTTCTCTTACAAAAAATAAAATTTTTGAGTTCTCCCCGAAATCATGTTCGATATACTTCTTTTTTAAAAAATCTAATACTCTATCTTGAAGTAATCCTCGTCCTAAAACCCAAGCAAAGGCAAACGTAATTACAATACAAATTGCATAGTTCATTTATTTCCTCCAATTAGTTTGCATAATACTAATTATCCGACACTATAATTCTTCCTTTTCTCCTTCAATATCAATATAAAAATATTCTTCTGTTGGTTCTGAGGCTGTTTGTGCTTCTTTTATATACTGTATTCGCTTTATAATTCTTTTATACGTGTATCCCTTTCTTTTCATATCTTCATCAAATGTAATTTCACCCACCTTACACCCCGCCCATTCGTTTAATATCAGCCAATAGTCCTACCTGCCCACCCTCTTTC